GTTGGGGAAGATGAAAAAAATTGGGGCATTTCAGAGGGGAATAAGCTCATTGTTATTGGAATGACTGAGTTTAATGGAGAGTGTTACGTAAATAAGAATCAGGTAATGCGTTGGATTTAAAAATAATTCAAAATAAATTAGGTTTGTATTAAATAAAGTATTATATTTGTAGAATAAATTATAAGTCAGTGTTTAAGAAAGAGTTGCACTAGTCTTGAATTTAAAAATCTTGTTTTCTAGCCTTTATTCGGCGGAAACAAAAATAGAGAGAATTAATCATGTCAAAATTGATAGACCGAAAAGGAGAAGTATATGAAAATAGTAACAAAGAAAAAATTGTAATTATTGAGTATACAAATTATAGAAACGTATCTTTTATGTTTGAAGATGGAACTATAATCAAAAACCGAGAATATTCTGATTTAAAGAGGGGAAAGTTTAAAAATCCAAATAAACCTTCAATATATGGAGTTGGTTTTATAGGTCAAGGAGAATATCCGTCCAGTATAAATAATAAAGTCTTAAAAAGTTATATATGTTGGAAAAGCATGTTGTCAAGAGTGTACTATGGTAAAGAATTATCATATAAAGATTGTACAGTAATAGAAGAGTGGCACAACTTTCAGAATTTTGCCAAGTGGTTCTATGAAAACTACAATCCTGAAGTAATGGAGGATTGGCAACTTGACAAAGATATTCTTCAAAAAGGTAACAAAATTTATTCTCCTGAAACATGCTGTTTTGTTCCGCAAGAGTTGAATATGCTGTTTGTTAAAAGAGTTAGAAATAGAGGTGATTTACCAATAGGTGTTTTTATACATAAAGGTAAAATTTGTTCTCAGATAAGTAATAGCAGTGGCAGGAAGTTTTTAGGTTACTATACTACACCCGAAGAAGCTTTCCAAGCATATAAAACAGCTAAAGAAGCTCACATTAAAGAGGTTGCAGACAAATGGAAACCATTAATCAAGCCTGAAGTCTACGAAGCAATGTATACTTATGAAGTTGAAATAACAGACTAGTTTCCAGGTAACGACGGCTAACAGCTACTAAGCGAATATAGCGGTTTTAGTCTTGAATTTAAAAACAATCTTGTATCTGTTAAAATCGGCGAAAAACAGTAAAAACAAGGAATTTTAACCCGCTACATCGCCTAGTAGCAAAACGTTATAATGCATAATTTTTTCATATTTTTATTTTTTAAGCAGAGACGTAAAGTTTCTGCTTTTTTGTTTGTGTATGTTAAATAAGTTTTGTATATTTGTGGAATAAAATAATAAGATATGGAAGACTATATTAGAAGTATGTTTATAGAGGTTTATAATAAATTTATAAATAGCGGTAAAATTACTAATGGAGATGCGCTTTTCTTAAAAATATATTTTAGTAATAATGAAGAATTTTTAAAAATTGTAAATAACTTATGATACAGAAAACAATTAAATTTTTAATAGTTTTAGCACTATTTACTATAATTCCTTATAGTATTGGAGCCTATGTAAATTATTCTTATGTAAATCATTGGGCAATAATTACATTAATTGGACTACTTGTAGAATCTGTCGCACTTATGATTTTATTAGTCTTTATAATAGTTTTAATGGAGTTAAATATAATATGATACAAAAAATAATAAATTTCTTTCGCACTTCGTTTAAGGGTTTTACCCGCGCCAAAAAAGAAATAAAGACAGAAATATTTCTAGGCTACAATCACACAACAGAAGAACTAGAAATACTAAGACTTATAAACGAATACAGACTAACCTTAAAACTAAGACAACTTTATACAAACAGTTATCTTTCTTACAAGTGCGAACAGCATAATTTAGAAATGATTGCAGCAGATAAAGTTTCACATAATGGAAGCGAAAAAAGATTTTCTGAAATCATTAAGTATTTAAAATGCGTTGCTGTTGCCGAGAATGTAGCATATGATTATAAGTCACCACAAGGAGTTTTTGATGCTTGGATTAGAAGTGACAGTCACAGAGATAATATTGTTGGAGATTTTATGGAGTTTGGAGTTTCGGCGAGAAAAGATTTAGAAGGAAAGATTTACTATACAAATATTTTTATAAAATGACACCAAAAACTAGAGCAAAAGGGATATTTAAAAAGTTTTCAAAAGGAAAAGATGAACATGGGTGGAATCTATGTGAATTTGATAGCTGTGCAAAACAATGCGCATTAATAGTAGTTGATGAACTAATAAGTCAAATGTTTTCATTAATGAAAGTTTTCAATGAGGATAGAAGTGAATTTGAAGCAATAGAATTAGACTACTGGCAAAAAGTAAAACAAGAAATAGAAAAATTATGAAATTACAAGATGAATTTAAAGGATTGGTATATCCTTATTTAGGAAGTGGTATGTTAATAAATGAAAGTGATGAGTCAGTTATAGAAACTAATTCTAAAATTTGTGAAAAAGTAGCTGAAAATTTTGCTATTGGGTTTGTTGAATGGCTTAATTATAAAAGTTACAGAGCTTATAGTAATGGTTGGGCTAATTTTGAAACGAAAGTGGTTAAGGAAAACGAATTGCTACAAATCTATAAAAAAGAAAAAGGATTATGAACGAATATAATACAGTTATAAACCTAATAATATTATCTATGCTCAGTGGATTTATAGGATTTACTATCGCAAAATTTATTTATAAAAAATAATTATGATAAGATTTAGTATTAATTCAGAAAATAAAACTATAGAACTTCTTAGTGGTGGTACAATAGAAGAGTTGAGAGATTTGTGTGAGAAGTATAAAGATTATTCTTTTTCAGTTTCTTTTGCGCGGGCAGAGTCCTTAAACGAAGTGCCAAAAACAGAAAATAAAGGAATGGTAGTCGGGGCAAATTATATTAAGTTAATAGGGAATATTGAACACAACTAATTATGACAACAGAACGGTTTAAAGAAATAGAAGAAAGAAATAGACATAATCCAATAGTATTATGCTATGAATATTTCCGAGAAGAAAAAGGAGGGAATATGGATTTACAATCTTTTCAAAATAACTTTCAGATTTGGATTATGACACAAACATTTGGAAATATTAATGGAGGATTAAATGCTATTGTTGAATATTTAAAAAATAAACACAAATGAAACAGATAAATAAATGGAAACTTCTAACAGAAGATATTGTAGATATTTGGATAAGAGAATATTTTGAAATTTCAAGTGACGAAGATGTAGATTTTTATTGGATAGGTGATGAAGTCGGTGGTATATTTGAATTTGCCGACTATTTTATTAGTTTTGTAGATGTATTAAACTGTTATAAGCTAAAGATAACTAAAGAGCAATTCTTTTTATGGAATGAGTATATATTAGATAATCAGTTTGTTAATATTTCTCTCGCCAAATTTATTTTGTCGCCAGAAGAAAAAGATAAAAAAGAGAAAGAAAATTTGGAAAGATTAAAAGAGAATGTTATATTTGCAGAGCAAGAATTTAATAAGGCTTTAGAAAATTATAAACAATGAGATACACAGACCAAAAATCAAAAACAGTTTACGAAGATATTGAAGTAGAAGTGCCTGATGGAGATAGTTATTTTCACACTTGGAATGAAGATGATGAACCTGAATACTACTATAGATTGCATATAAAGAAAGACCCTAGATTTGATACTCTATATTATATTGCAATAACTAAAGTCTGCGCTTATGATGACAACTTTTTTGTAAGCTGGAAAGAAATAAGTGAATCTGAATTGCCGTATAGTTTAAGAGGGTATTTTTGTGGCGAACAAAAGAAAGAAACAATAACAGAAGAGGAATTCAATAAAGTTAAACAAGAAATACTAAATAAACTATGAATTTTTACTACGACCCAATCTTAGGATTACAATATACAAATTTACACCCTACTATAATATTAGACATAGCAGTAATACCTAAAGATTTAGATATTAAACAGTTTTTAAAAGAGTGGCAAGAGAGCTATAACTTATTTTGGGATACAGAAATTAATTATTATCCTCAAATTGAAGTAATTGGAAACATAACAGAATATAGATTATGACAGTAGAAGAATTATTAAAAGATAAATTAGAAGAATACTACTATGATGAAGATACTATTATGGTAACAACGGCATTTTTAGATATGTTTGCTAAAGAATTTGCTAAAGAAAAATGTAAAGAGTTATTAGAGATAGTGGCAGAGAAAGTTGTAGCAACAGTTGCATTTTCGCCAGGGCAACCTGTTAGAGGGTATGTTAAAAAAGACAGTATATTAAATGCTGTTGATTTAGACAGTTTTATTATTTAACTTTTTCTGCGGCAAAAATGAAAGAAACAGACAAATATAAATACTGCAATCATCATCACGAACTAACAGAAGAACACGAGATAGTGGATTTTGGAGAGGGAGAGTTTGTAGCAAACAAAAAAGCAATACCACTTCTAAAAGCTCTAAACGATTTAGGTTTAAGAACTAGAACACATCATATTGACGCAGTTGGCAATAATAATTTCTTTTCTATTATTTTGGCGGAAAATATAGAAATAGAAGTAAAAACTGTTAATGAAATCGACGCAGAAAGGACTAAATACAATGGACAAAAAGAATTATTAATACAATGGAGATTATGAGAACAACAAAAAATGAAAAGTTAATTAAAGAGGTAATAGAAACAAGTGAAATGTTATATTATTATACAAATTCTGCACAAAAACTTTTAAATCGACTACAAAATACTAAACTCACACGTACTGAAGAAGAACGTTGGAATACTAAAGAAAGATTGATAGAAGATTTAGAGTCATTTACTTATTAAGTATGAATAGTTTAGTAGGACAAACGTTAGAATTCGCGCAAAAAGAATTAAAAGACAGAGAATTTAGAATCACAAGAATAGACAATAAACCACTAATGATAACTTGTGATTTCCACCCCGACAGATTAAATCTTCAAATAGAAAAAGGAATAATAGTAAAAGTAACAGAAGGATGACAATAATAGAAAGAAGAATAGTAGAGCAATGTTGGTATGAGGATACTTATACTAAAAGGGGATGGGATTCTCACGGGTGGATTTTTAAAGATGATCACCAAGGAATTTTTACAAATTGGGAAATTGTAGAAATATTGGACTCGGATAAATATGGAAATCCTTTAATAGGAATCGCCGAAAAAGAAACTGAAATAGATTAATATGCAAGAATTAATAGAAAAGTTAAACGATTTAAAAATATTACAAGTAAGAGGTGATTGGCAAGAAAACATTCCTGAAGATATTTGGAAAGAATATTTTGAGAATACCCCTTTTGAAGAAGTAGCTTTTGATTTAGATGTTGACACCCATAGATGGTATGAAACATCAACTATAGTTATTAGAATAGACGGTGTTTTTATGGGAATAAATTGTATTACAAATACATTTTCTGAATCTATGGACTATGAAGACTGTTATCATTATTTAGAGTTTATGGAGATGGAGGAATTTCAAACCGTTTCATATCGCGCGAAAAAAAGATGAAAACAAAACTTTTAAGAAAACTAAGAAACAGAGGAAGAAATAAAATAACCATAAACTCCATAACAACAGTTGGGAATACAACTACAGGAATGAAATACAGTTATAATGAAAATGAGTATAGCGGATTATTTGATTATGGAGATACAGAGCAAGACGTAAAAGAAAAAGCTTGCCGAAGATATTTAGAAACAAACATAGAACAGATAAGAAAGCAGTATAAAAAATATAGTTGTAATTTGGCAAAAAAGTAATATGACAGAAAAACAAAAACAGTTGAAAATAGCATTTAGAAAACCTTATGGAGACGATAAGTATTTAGTGCAAGAACCTTACAGTGGTGCTTGGATATATGACCAAGAAGACACTTTTAAAATAGATAATATTCCCTTTGAAGCTGAATTAGAATATATAACTTATGAAACAGGAAGAAGTTCTTTACATACTATTTGGCGGGATAAAAAAAGAAAATTAGATTATGTTGCCTCCTTTGGAATGTTACACGGTGTAGTTTTAATGGATGAAATAAAGGATAGGAAGATTAAAGGAACTTTTCAGTTTTATAAACAAGGCACTTCAATTTTATTAGAATTCGCTCCAAAAAATTAAAATAAATGGAAAAAGAAAAATGCCCAAACTGTAAAACAGAATTAGAACACACAAGCATATCAGATATGTATTCAGTAGTAACATCTTCCTGTAGTTATTGCCCAAAATGTTTATACGTAACAGATGAATATATAAGATTGTCGAAATGAAACCAAAACTATATTACAGAGTAGATGAAAAAGGAATTCCCTTTGATAATTTCTGTTCTGATGCCGCAATAGGGGCTAATGAGGCAGATATATTGTGTATTGCATTCTCCGATATAAAACAAGTTCCTAAAAGTCAGTACAATATTGTAGTAACAACAGTTGAAGAGTCTCAAGAGTGGTTAGGGTATAAAGTATTTCCTATCAATGATACTTGGGCGGGAGAATTTAAGAAAAGAGAGGAAAAATTCTGTTTGTTGGAAGAAATAGAAAAATATCCTTGTTTTATAAAACCCGCGCAGGATATAAAACAGTTTACAGGAATTGTAGTTGAGAATGAGAAAGAAGCTAAACTATTCACTAGCAATTATGATGGACAGTTATCAGTTCAGGAGATTGTGGAGATAGAAAGTGAATATCGTTTATACTATACAGAGACAAGAGGTATTTTAGGAATTAAACATTATCTTGGAAATCCTTACTTAGTTCCTGATGAAAAGTTTGTGGAAGAGCTTGTATTTCACGCGAAAAAAGAGTTAAAAGAGAAATCATTTACTCTAGACATAGGAATAAAAAACAACGGAGAAACATTCTTAATAGAAATTAATGACGGATGGGCTGTAGGTAATTATGGATTACCGCCAAACCTATACTACAGTTTTGTAAAGGCACGATGGTTACAGTTAACAGGCGTAATAAAATAAAAAGCAATTCGTACTTGTAATGTCCTCACTATAACAGTGGGGATTTTTTATGCGCACACCCCTCTCTCAAAATGTACCTATGCTTATATAAGCACCCCCCTATAAGATTTTAAAAAACATACCCCCACCCTAAAATAGACGTTTTAAGAGCTTAAAAATTTTAAGTGGATAGTTAGTATTGTTTTTGATAGTTTTTTAATTGTAGTGGCTATTTTTATGCTTATAAGTACTACTATTAAAAAGTGGATAGATGTATTTGTAGGTGGCAGGATAAAATTGGGTTATACGGATTACTGACACCTACCACTTCTCAAGAACAGCTATACCCCCACCGAGCTTTTCTGGGGTACTCCCTATCTTTGCTATACATTTTATTTTTTGAAGCCTTAAAACGCCTTATTTTGACTTTTATTTTGAAAGTTTTTATAAGGCTTTTATATTTTATATTTGTTGTTGGTTTATATGTGTTATATTGTTTTGTTAACTGTTCCTTTCTGTTTTATTCTTTTTTGCGCGAAATTCTATGTATTTATTTTATTATATATTGAATTGTGCGCGCCCGTTATACAACAAAAAAAGTTAATATCCTAATGTTTTTTATTTTTTTCTAAGTTATTTTAGTCGTTATTTTGTCCTGTCGCTAATGACAAACAAACTCTTATTAATCTTTAAATACTTTTATATTATGAAATCAAATAGAATAATACTTACAGTAATGAAACAGGATAACACTACTATAACAGTCGTTACCAAAGAAAACGAAAGTATAGACGATTGTTTAATTCGTCGATGTCCTGATTATAAAGCCTATAAAATCGTATAATTATGAAACTATCTAAAAGCATTGCAAAGCGTGTACGTACTAATTGGTATTATATTAATCGTAAACCGATATTTGTTTTATCAGTTCTTTTCTTTTTAATCTTTTTTTGCGCAAATTTGCTACTTAATTTAATTAACTTAATCTAATATATTATGATACAAATAACACTTACAGAAACAAGACTGACAAAAAACCCAAACACTAAAACCACTTACATAGTTGATAGTGTAGAAACAAATGTAGTTACCGAAAAACAACACAGTTTAACAACCAGCGACAATGCTATTAAATGGTTTAGACGGATAGGTGGAAAAGAAACTTTACAAAGGTCTTACACTTGCGCGGGCTACGTTGTAACAAAGTTAATAAGCACTTCGCCCGACAAGGAAACAAAAGTAATAAGAGAATATAAATTTAAAAGCATATAACTATGGACGTTTTATTTATCACATTAGAAAACGAGTTGACACAATTAGTGTACACTTATTCAGGGTCACAAAGACTTAAAACAGAAATGTTAAAACGTAAAATAAACTATACCAAAGTTTGTCACGGTGCAAAGGTAAGTTTTGTTTTAAGGCATAAGGATATAAAAGGGGGTAAATTAACAGTAACACTATAATTATGAAAATAGTAGCAACACAAGCGATAAAAACAGCCGAAATACACAAAGAAAACAAAGTATTTGCAGTTAGACTGTTTGAACACGGGCAATATATAGAAACTTTTTACAGTAGATTAAAAAGAGATATTAAGCCACAATTAAAAAAGTTAGGGTATAAACTAACTTATGATTTTTCACTACTTAAAACACTATAATTATGGAAGCAATTACATATCACAGGAAGCCAACCAAAGGCGAAATAAAGTTTGGCGAGGGTGCAACACATTACAAAGACTTTGAGCCGTGTTTTTGTTGGAATGACAAAACAGACAGTCCAAAACGTTGGTTAATTTGTCCAGTTGATGGATTAAGGTATTACTATTAATCTATTTTTCGGGCGAAAAGAAAATTAAAACAGCAAAGATAAACAAAACAAATTTAATAAACAATAGTAAAGATAAAAAACTTTTATTTACCTTTACATAGTCTAACAAATAAAACATATACTATTATGAAAACTTCACTTTACACATTTTTTGAAAAAACAATTATTGATAACATCGATTTTGAAGGGTACGAAATAAGTAACGATTGTTATTTATACGACAAGATTAAAACCCTTTACAATATCTTTAAGCGCGAATACGGATTTATGATTGAAAGGATAGGCGAACAAAAAGCATTTAGCGAATGGTTGCAAGGTTTACCAAGTGCGTTAACAGTTCCGTTTTATTATAGTGAAATTTTAGAAAATGCCTTAATTGCTGGTATAAATGTACAGGATGAGGAAAAGTTTTGTTTAGAGTATTGGGATAATTTAAGTAGTGCTTTTTTTACTCTTAAAGATAACCTTTAATTTTTCCGCGCAAAAAGAAACTAAACAGAAAAACTATGTTACAAACACTAACAGTTTATAGAGAGTGGGAAAGTAGCTATAATATGCTAACTATCTTAAAAGATGATAAAGGAAAGGTAAAAGCCATTATACCATCGAGCATAAGGCAACCAAGACGCGGACAAAAAACAATAAAATTAAATTGCTGGACTTGGTTATTAAATTGGGAACACGTACCAAAGGAATATATAAAAGTAAAGGATAGAGTTTAAAAACAATTTAAAATAAATAACTATGTTAGATTTTTTATTCGGTGAACAAAGCATCACCATAAGCAAACCAATACACGGAAATTTAAACAATATATTTAAGGTTCGTTATATAGGATATACTAAAAAGGAAGCAAAAGAAAAGTTTAAACAAGACTTTAAAAAGGAACAAAGTAAGTATTTTATTAATATACCTTAAAATAGTTGATAATATGTTTGGTAGTATCAATCTAATTTTGTATATTTGTTTAATAAATCAATGTTTAACGGTTTAAAAACTTATCAATGGGGTATATCGCAAAGGAAATAAGCACAAATAAAGTGTATTATAGCAAAGGAGCAAACAAAATAAGCGAAAAAATAGGGTGCAACTACTCTACACTAACAAAATTTTTCAATTTAAAGGAAAATATCGGCAAAGAAAAGACTATAAAAGGGTTTATTATATCAAAAACAATCGATTTAATCAACCAAAATAGGGGAAATAATATAAAATTCAATGTTTAACGGTTTAAACGCTTATAGATTTTGCGCAAAAACAAATTAAAAACAGAAAAAATGAGAACTAAAATAGAAAACAGTCTAATACAATTAGCAAACAACATAAAAGATAAAGGACTATACAAAACAATACAAACAATCCTTTACGGTAACAGTAAACACATAGCACCAAACGAATGTAAGTGGTAAAATTATTGTTAGATGCGTCTAAATATAGGTTAGGACACCCCTAAACAAATTTTTAGTCTTGTCTAAAAAACACTAAAACAATCCTCCCAAATCAGGGGCGCGCTATCTAATACCCTAAATAATAACCTTAACAAACATTAACATTTAAAAGCTATGGAAACCCCAAAAGAATACGCACAAAGAAAGTTTAAAGAAAACAACAGTATGAAAGGTTTAGCAAGAATCTTTATAAGTAATATGCTTTACAATTCTTTTTTACAGTCAGATAAAGATTTTTATTCTGATGCTTTGAAAGAATTAGATTTGCTCTAATTTCTTTTCGCGGCAAACCATTAACAAACAACCATTATAATTAAACCTAATAGCATTTTTAACCCTTTTAAAGCAATAAAAATTTAAAGTTATGCAAGTACATACATTTAGCACAGGAGGTTGTACAGATGGAATTTATTTAGAATCACTATCTTTGACAAAAGAAGGGGTTTCTAATTTAATTGATACGCATTTTGATAGAGAATATATCGATAGGGATTTTCAAAAAGCAGTTGTTAAAGGGGATAGAATTATAGTATCTTATATTGATACGGATACAAAGGAAGTTGAAACAGAATCTTATAGGTTAATTTCTTTTGATGTTTATTAATCTTTTCCGCGCGAACTTACAATTTAATAAACAAAACATTACTACAATCAATTTAAACAACAGTAACAACCCTTTTAAACCATAAACAAATGAAAACAACATCTAAATACCAACAAGCAAAAACAAGGCTTAAAACGCTTGCAAAAGATATAAAACTATCGCACCCAACAGACAAACCTATGATAAGAATGGTTATTAACGATGGCGTTGATGCTTATACAGGATACTTTAGTCTTTCTGACTATCAAAGGGATTTATTGTCTAATTATGCTTGTAAATTGCATCCTAAAAATTAACTGTTCTTTTTAATTCTTTTTTGCCGAAAATTAAAAACAATATTAAACCACTAAAAAATTAAATTATGGAACTTAACGCGAATCAAATATTAACTTGGCAACAAGCGTATGAATGGCAAAAGTTAGAAACTCCAAAATATATTACAGGTTTTAATCTTAAAACACATAAAGAATTTATGAAGCCGTTTTTAAAAGCGGGTTATATACATAAAGATACTTTAAAATATACAGGAGTTTTTAGACTAACTAAAAAAGGAATAGAAAAATTTGAGGAATTAAAAGACCAGCTTTAATTTTTTCGCGCAAAAACAAATAAAAACAGCAATTCAATACAACAATATTTTCAAATAAAAAAATTTATTTTCAATTATTTTAATCTTACATTTGTAATGTAATAAAAACACTAAAAATTATGAAAAATATTCCCTACGATTACCTTTATTTAGGTTTTGCTTTAGCCTTTTTTGCCGATTTATCTTTTTTAAATTGGAAATTTTATGCAATACTCATACCTTTTGCAGTTTTTGAAACTTTTAAAAATTTTAAAAAGAATTAACTATGAATACAAATTTAGAAAAAATACAAGACCTGCTTTTTAAAAGATTTAATACTTCAATCGATGTTAGCTATGAAAATTTTAGATACACTATTACACCAACCGACAATATTAAATTAGCAATGGAGTTGGAAGTTGAGGTTGATAGCGAGGATTATTTTTATGACCTTGATAAAATAGAAACAGCAATTAATTTATTATTCTTATGAAACCATTAGATAGATTAAGAGAACAGTTTTAAACCTCTCTTTAATTCTTTTTCCCGCGCCACAATAGTAAACAAACACCAAACATTTAATTTAAGCATATTAACAGCCGTTTTAAGGCACAAAAAATAAAATTATGATATTAGAGCCACCAAAAACAAAAGAGGACTTTGAAGCTATAAAACACACTATTATAGAACTTATGCAAAATCCCTATGCGGATGGAAGAATGATTGAAAAATTAAAAGTAAAACTAATTAACACGGAAAATAAACTTAAAGAATTATAATTATGAAAGATATAGTATTAACAGATATGGGCGAAGTAATTGATAATTTAGTCCGTGATTATGATTGTAGTCAATATTTAATGGATTGGATTTTGGCAAGGATTAATGAAATAGAAGAGAGAGATAATAATTTTGTCTTAATTCGTGAAGAGGAAGGATTAGGATACATATTAGACGAGTTTGATAACTTTGAGGACGAACCAATTGAAACAACTACATTTTGGTTTGAGGATTTTCAATAAGGAATTAATAATTAATATCCAAATTTTATTTTAAATATTTTTACTTTACCTTTACACTATAAAATAAAGACATTATGACACGTATTAACGCCTCAATCAAACCGTTTGAACTTTCTAATAGTATGTTATTCGCCGAATATAGAGAAATAAAACGCATACCAAACACAATTAAAACAGGTAAAGCGGTTATAAAAAATATACCAAAACAGTTTAAATTAGAACAGAATCACGTTAAATTCTTTTACGACAAGATTTTATATTTAAAACGTCGAAGCGATGCTCTTTACATTGAATGTTTGAACCGTGGCATTAATGCGCCTGATTATTCAGAATGTTACAAAGACATACCAAGCCATTTATTTAATGATTGGCGCGAAACAAAAGAATCAAGAGAACTTTTAAAAGAGAGAATTAATAAACGCTTAACAGAATCAAAACAAACTATTAGATTTTATGATAGAGTTGTAACGCTTGAAGAAGCACTAATAAAATAAAGTTATGAAATATCAAGATAGATTAAATAAGGTGCAGGAGATATTTAAAATTGCAAGAGATAAAGAACATAATATTTATACAATTGCTTTTTTATTAGCTAACTACAATGATAGAGAGTTTGAGTAAAAATTCTGTTTTTATTCTTTTTTCACGGAAAATAATTTAAAAAATAAACAATATGAAAACAATAACATTACAAGGAACAGATAGTCAATTAGATAACCTAAAATTTATTGAAAGTTTACAAAAAGTAGAAACAAGAGTTTATGTAGTTGATACACACTCTTTATTTTCAAAACCTCATTGGGAATTATCAGAAGAAAAATTTATGAGTCTAGCAGAAGAACAAGGAACGGTTTACACTTTGGAAGGTTTTCAAAAGGATTTTAATATTGGTTCAATAAGTGAAACTACTTCTGTTATTAGATTTATTAACGTAACAATTTAAAAAATGGAAAAATATCCCGAACTAACAGAAATAGCCAATAAATTAGGCTTAGAATTGTTACATAGAATACACGAGGAAACAAGTAAAGTAGAATCTAAAATGGAATATAAGTTTCAATATGTTTTAGAAGATATTTTAGGTAAATTGGAGAAGAATATATGAGTAAGTTTTTAACAGTTTTATTCTGTTTATTTTATTTTTGCGGAAATTCACAAACAATAACAAAAGTAATAGATGGCGACACTTATATAATCGATTATAAGCAACGAATTAGATTATATGCAGTTGATAGTCCAGAAGCAACTCAAACTTACGGCAGAGAGGCTAAAAAGTATGTTGAGAAGCTTTTATTACATAAAAAAGTAAGGCTTGCAACAATAAAAACAGATAAATATGGGAGAACTATTGCAAAAGTTTATATTAACGGCAAAGATTTATCAGAAATATTAATTGAAAATGGTATTGCTTGGCATTATTCTTATTTTGACAGTTCTTTTATTTTGGCGCAAAAAGAAGAAACAGCAAGAAAAAATAAATTAGGATTTTGGAAATACCCAAATCCTATTAACCCTTATAAATTTAGAAAACAATGGAAAACTTAGAAGATTACTTAGAAACACATTTTGAAATAGCTTCATACATAGACAGAAAATCTAATGCCATTGAAGATAATAATATAGCTAAAATAAGATATACAGGAGGACAAGGTGCTTTACATATTTTGGCAAAAGACTGGACAGATGAGTTTCAAGAAAAATATAAAGACGTAGTATGGGGAGAAGAATTGGAGTATTTTGATGAGTTAGATGAATTTTTAAATGATAAAATAGAGGAATTATGAGAGATTTAATCACAGCAATATTTTCATTGCTATTAATACTTACTTTTTGGCTCACTGTAATAGTGGGAATAGCTTGGTTATTTGATTACAAACCCGATAACTTATATTTTGTATGGGGTGTTTGTTATAAGAGTTTGATAGTTTCTTTTCTATTTTATCTTCTTTTTGGCGGAAATAAAAATTAAAAAATATGAGACACCACTTAAAAATAACAGCGTCCAATTTTAAAATTGATGAACAAAAACTAACTACTTTTGCATTAGAAAATCACAGAAAGTACGGAATAATAGATGAAAATGGATTTGTAACAACTTCAACTTGGTACACAGATAATTTAGTGAAAGACTTTAAAAACCAAAACAAATGAATAATCTAAAATTAGCAAAACAAAATTACCCCAAAAATAGTTACTTTATAACTGCAACAAATAAAATAAACAGTCCTTTAAAAGTAACAACTTTACGAGAAAGTGACATAACAGGAGATATTGTAAATGATGAAGGTGGTGTAGTGTGGGAAAGAGAATCAAATACTTGGGCAAAGATATGTTAGCAGGAGAAGCATTAAAAATAGCAGAGAAATTATATCCACCAGGAACTTGGATATTACCTCATCCAAATAAATATTTTACAGAGCCAGCAATGGTAAGAGGAAGATTAGATATAGCAGAGTATTATTATGGAGTTTGTCATCAAAGTTTCTATCCTATTTGGACACCCAAACACGGTTTTGCCAAGATAGTGGAGAAACCAGAACACAGTAAATTTTATGGATTTTAATTAAGTATTATGAAAAAACAAGAAGTTGCCCGAAACGTAAGAGTTAAATTAAATGAGAATTTTAAAATTGACTCATTAGCAGATAAGTATTTAACTGAAGAGCCTATAATTTTTATTGCAGATAATCATATTTACAATGATATAAAAGGAGAATATGTATTTATTAAAGGAGGAAGTTTTCTTAACTCAACTACAGCTTATCTAACAGAGCTAGATTTAGAGTTTCCAATAACAGAAAATCCCCTTTACACAACACAAGAATATTCTTGGACAAATAGTGCGGTTTCCTACCTTTTGGCGGAAAAAGAAAGAATAGAAAAACAGATATTTGAATTGGATAATATGGCTTTAATAAATTATGAACTAAATAAATTATGAAAACAACTAAACAGAAAGCAATCGATTGGTATAACGGTTTAGGTAAAACTAAAAGAGACGAATTAGCACTTGATTACTATGGAAGTACTTTACTGTGGGACGATGAAATAGAAGCGATGTATATATTCTATGTGCCAGAAGAGATAACATTTACAAAGGAAGATTTACAACAGTCTTTTAATGCAGGAGTAAAAAGAGGTTACAGTGGTTATCCTAATACAGATAATTGGACACAGCCTGAATTTGAAGATTGGTTTAATTCTTTTTTCGCGCAAAAAACTAAAACAGAAGAAAAATGAAAATAGAAATGAGTAAAGAGCAGGTTTTAAAAGATTTGATTACACTAAAATCTAAATTCCAACACGTACATAAGTATTATTCTCTTTCAGATAAAGAATTAACAAAGAATAATTTTGATGAGATTATTGAGAATTTGAAGAAATATTTAACAGAAACATTATGAAAATAATTTATATGCCCCCAAACAATAAACCTAATAGCTCAAGATAATAATGAAGAAGCTCAAGAGTTAATTAGAAGTGGAGTTGTAATTGACTATGAAGGTGGAAAATATTTAAAAATAGAAGAATAAAATTTCTGTTTGCCGAAAATTAATCGTATATTTGTAGAATAAAAATAATAAATTATGGAATTAGGAAAATTGAAAAACCATTTTGAACAAATGGAATCAGGAAAAGTATTAGATTACAAATTAAGCAATCCTTTCTCTTGGAGAGGTATTTATGCCGAATGTGCTTTTAAAATTTTAAAAGAAAGTTCTACAAAAGAAGAAAATTTAGAAAAAATAGAAATGGCACTAACCGAAGAGTTTCACGGTTATAAAGGAGGGGAGTATAGATATGACTTAGCCACCGATGTTCATTTCGAGGATAGTTTTGGTAGTTGGACAGATGGGGGTTATTCAAGAAGGCTAATTGAGGAAATAAAACAGGAAAAAGAATATGTTTCTGTTGAAGAAGAGCTTGTTAACCTGATATTTATTTAATAATTGCGCGCGAAAAAAAGAATAAACAAATGAAACTACTATCCTACCAACTAATAGAACAAAAAATAGAATTTCAATTTGAAGATAATCAAAGAGCAACATTATATAGTTTTGGTAAAGATTTTATTTCTGATACTTCTGATTGGGTTACAAAACATTCTTTGGCGGAAATTAAAAAGAAACTGTTGAAAGATGGAATTGAAGCAGATTTAAGTGAGTTTGTAAATAGAGAATTTAAGAAATATTGGGAGTAATGAAACACAATGAAAAACAAGCTAAAAAAGCTAAGAGAGTATTAATAGACTATCATAATTATAAAGAAAGTGATTTTTATTTTGATGATACTATAAGAATGAATTGTAAAGATAATGTAGGTATTAGTGCTTTTGATTTTGTAGAAAATTTACCGTTTCTTTTATCTTTTTGCGGCGAAAAATTAAAAAATAAATTATGAAAAGTAGAGTTATAATTAGAGATGATAATGAGGATAATATAAAAGGCATTGTCGAAGATTTTAAAAGGGAATATCCTAGTAAAACAGTCACAATAGACCCCAATAACGAGGTTTATTACGACATTAACATTTCACAAATTCCAAATATCGGAACAGATTTATTTACATACTTTGGATTAGCTGTTGTTGAAGAAATTACCTTTTCCTTAATAAAAAAATATCCAACTCATATATGGATTAGGTTAATTTAATTCCGCGAAAAAACAAAATAAAACAGAAGAATATTTGGAAATTAATAAAAATAATTGTACGTTTGTACTATAAAAAATAACATATGAAAATAGTAAAACATTGGTGGCAAAAACGCCAAATAAAAGAAAGAGAGAATGAAGTCAGCACAAGACAAGAAACAATTCTATTCAATATATTTGATGATTTAACAGTAGTAGAATCAGTTAATCTATTTGAAGAAGTTCATTCTGTTTTTGTAGATAAGTTGAGTAGGAAGTTAGAGATTATTAATGAGGAGAAGGAGTGTATAGAGAAATTTCTTTCTTAATTCTTGGCTTTACGCCTTTAATTCGCAAAAAAACAAAATTATGATATACATTATAGCAATAGCAGTTTATTTAGTAAGCGTTTACTTTGTTTGGAGATATATGAGAATAGCACATTCAAAAGGTGGAATATGGTATAATCTAGATATAGATGCTGGTACAATTTTCTGGACAGTTGCGCCTGTTTTTAACACAATTGCGGTATTTCTAGCTTACGTATTTTTTCCGCCAAAAGAGAGAAAAAGAAATTATAACAAATTCTTTAAAATAAAGAAATGAAAAAGCTACTATTAATCCTACTCATAACAACAGCAACATATTCTCAAAACGTCTATTTCTTAGCAGGATTTGATATAAAGAATATGATTGTAGGGAGTGCACCAACAGAAAATAAACCAGAATTAGACTTGCTTCTAAGATTTGGAATGGTGGGAACTATACCTAATCACATTACTACACTAGAAGTTCAAGTGGGATATGAAAGGTTTGAAAAACTTGATTACAGTCGTTCTTTTTTTGGTTTGGGTGTTCAGCTATATCCATTTAAAGATATCACTGTAATACCTACAATAGAGCCTTCGTTGATAGATAGATGGGATAATTGGGGAGGTGGTTTGGGCGAAATAAAACAAAAAAGCAGTCATTTAACATTGGGAGCATCTTTAGCAGTTAGATATGAATTAAGTTATCATATTTCTTTAGAGATTCAAAGCGGAGTATTACCAAGAACAGATTTATATACGATGTATCGGTCTATTCATAATAGTGTCCCTATTGTAGTTAATAACAGTTGTTCTGTTTTATATAGATTTTAAAAAGTAAAAAGATGGAAACAAAGTTCACTAAAGCAATGGAGTATTTCAACAGCATTATCAATAAAGTTGAAAAAGGGAGTAAAGAGTATAAGCTAATGTGTTTGTTGAAATATAGGTATATTCAGGATTATTAAAAAATCTGTTTTTATTTGTTTTTGCGCCGAAAAAATTGTATATTTGTAAAATAAACTAATAGCAGATGAATTATTTAGAATACTTACAAAGAGAAATTAAAGGAGGTCTTAAGGATAAGAAAAGAATAAAAAATATAATTAGTAGTTTTGTAGAGATTGACAACTCTGAAAATTATACAGAGGGTGTCTATCAGATAGAAAATTTCTATATTGGGCGGTCAAAGAATATCGAGTCAAGAATAGTATATCACATTTTAGAATTAATAGACATAGAAGAGGGCAAGATATTAAATAAGGAAAAATTGTTTTTAATTAAAAGTGTCCTTAAAGAAAGAAAATTAAAAGTTAAAATATTGAGTAGTAATCAAGAAGAGGAGGAATTCTTCATAAAAGAGCTATATAATAAAATACCACTAACTAATATAGAATTTGTAACGCCTTCTATGCAAGATATCAGAAGACTGCAACATATTAGTTTAGCGGAGAATAAAAAATACTTTATAAATGTTGTAAGATTTACTTCTGATTTATTTGTGGCTAAGACAGTTATAAACAAAACACTTATTTTTAAAATAGCTTATAAATCAAAAGTTGCACAAGCACAATTAAAAGACTACCTGAATCCAAGCTCAAAAAATAAAAAATATCAACCAAAAATAATTGGAGAGGTATCAAAGACCATAACAGATTATAACTATGTAGCTGTAAAACGGGGTAAAGTTACAGGTATATATAAGCAAGAGGAAGATTGGAATGGACAAACAGCAGGTTTTAAACTGGCAAGTATTAAGGGATTTGACAATATAGAGAATGCAAGAGTCTGGATGAAACGGAAGTAATTTAAGTTTTCCTTGTGGAATTCAAACTAATACACTATCTTTGTAAGAGAAAATTAAAGAAAATGAAAATAGAACAAATAAGTACAGTAGACATAACAGATAAAGGAGGAGTATTTGATGTAACTAAGCAATTCACTAAGTTTATTTATCAAGGAGTTACTTATTCTTACATTGCTACAGGTTTTGTGAGAGAAGTATTTAAATCAGAAGACGGATTATCTGTTATAAAAATACCAAAGAGTGAAAGTAGAATAGACCATAATATCTTAGAATATGAGGTATATAGAGATGCTCCTGAGTGGTGTAAAAGCCATATTGCAAAAACAGAATTAACAAAAGATAATTACGTAATTCAAGAGTTTGTAAAAGTAAATCCAGATGCAGGAAATTTTTACAGAGAGATAGGCACTAGAGAATCAGACGGAAAAGCTGTTATATTTGATTGTGATATTTTCCTAGATTCAAGAATGAAAAAACCAGAAAATGGCTTTAAATACCAACAAGTTTTTTGTAAATCGAATGCTTTTGGAGAAGCGTCTGTTAGGGCTAAAATGTTACCTAGAGAGATAAGATTGCAATACAAAAAGGCGGTGGAAAAACATTTTCCAAATATAAATAATCAAAAATTCACAAGTAACGGGACTGATGAGACGTATATTGATGATATTTTAGTTCCCATACAAATAGCAGATGAATGTGGATTTAATTTTAAAACAAGAATAGACTACGAATAATTTCGCGCAAAAAACTTAAAAACAGAAAAATAAATATGAATAATTACACACCGATTGACATCGAAACCTATTTAGAAAGAGAACACATTAAAACACTACCTCAAGAAGTAAAAGACAAAATAAGAGAAATAAGAACGACTTGGGAATACGTCCCGAATCCAATATTTAGAGAGCTACACACAACTTTAGGGGTAGTAAAACGGCTTAAAAAAACTGAAAAAACCAAGAGCCCTCTTCACAAACGGAGAAAAAATTGTATATTTTAATAGTTATAAAGGAACTTTTGATATTGTTGGCGAATTTTTAGATTAATTCAAAATAAAGTATTATCTTTGTAGAATAAAAGAATAGAAATTATGAAAAGTGATTTAATTAGAGAGTTTGAAATGATGGAAGGTATCTCAGTTGACCAGTTCGACTTAAAAGAATGGCATAGATTTGAGAGATTTGTTCTTTCGCGGGAAAAAGAAAATAAAGAAGATATGAAAAAGTACACATTAATTTATGCAGATATTATGCAATTAGGAAGTCATCAAAACAGTATTACAAAATTAAAGTATGTTGAGTGCTTACCAACGGAGTTAGATAAAGTAATTGAAGAAGATATTGGATGGGGAAATATATGGTTTATTTTTGATGGGCATTGTAAACAATCGGAATAATTATGAGAACTAAAGAAGAAATAAAACGGCTAAAAGAAGAAGAACCTTGGGAATATGATGCTTTATATAGCGACCCAGTAACAGGACAAAGCCATTCAGATAATAGTGGATGTGCAGAAGTGTTCTTTATAGCTTTGATAGCTTTAGGGACTTGGGGATTAGTTAGTTTAATAATAAATACAATTTAAAAATATGACAACAGAACAAGAAGAATTATTTAAAGCAGACCCTTTTATAAAAATGATATTAGAGTCAGGAGACTATACATCAGTTAACCTTGTAGGAGGAGCTGTGATTGACATCCTTGAAAAAAGGAAGCCAAAGGATTACGACTTAGTAGGCTATATTTCAGATACTTTAATTAAAAATTTAGGTTTAATCTATCAATATGAGACAAAAACGGCAAAAACATTTAAAAAAGAAAAGCTAACAATTCAAATACTAAAAACAGCTAAGGAAGACTTTGATTTTAAAATATCACTAGCAAATTTAGAAATACGTCCAAATACTAAAAGACTGCTATTAGCAATAGATAATGATTCTTTTGAAAATAAGATGCTAATACCTTGTGAAAAATGCTGGACGGAGCGTAAAAATGCTATGAACACACTTCATAGAATAGTTCACTGGGCTAAAAAAGGATATAAAATAAATGCAACCACATATCTAAGTTTATTGGGTGTGATAGCTAAAAGTAATAATATAAATAGTTAAGTAAAGCTCGATATTATGCCAAAAAGATTAACACACGAAGAGTTTTTAGAAAAGTTAAAAGGAAAAAACTCGCACTATAGAGATGGAAAATTTGAAGTTATAAGTACTTATGAAAATTATTACGCACCCGTACTAGTAAAAGATAAATATGGAGTATGTAAAGTATCGTACACACAACTAATCAATAATAATTATATTCCTTCTATAATTAGTGCCATAGATAAAACTAACTATTTTAAAAATGAAATTTTAGAATTGAACAAATATTATAAAAATAAAGATTTTGAAATAATAGGGAATTATGAGGGTAGGCAGTATAAAATACTAACTTTAGATAAGTATGGAATTTGTAACACAAATGTATCATCATTATTAGCTGGATATATGACGGGAATAGAATCCGCGATTAATAAAGAAGAATATTACCATAGTATTTTAAAAGAAAGAAATCCTAAAATATCAAACTTAGTAGTTATTAAAGAGTATAAACCCCCTATGGTTAGGTTAGAAACATTATACGGCGAGTTGTCCGCATATTCAGATTCTGTATTTGATTGGAATATTTTAAGTATTCAGTCAGCTTTAGATAAAGAAACATTTTGGATTAAAAGAGCTATAGATACTGTTACCTTTTCAAACAATGTAGATTACAGAAATTGCAGATATGAAAATAATAAAACTCAAGTTTCTTTAAGTTGTAAGATACACAATTATGAGTATATGCAAAGACCAACTCATCATATGACTAGTACACAAGGGTGCCCATACTGCGCAACAAGTACAATAAAATACTCTAAAGAAAATTTTGAAAAACATAAAGACTTCTTTAAGGGAAGAAAAGGCACTTTATATGTATTAAATTTAAAGGGGGAAGGAGAAAGTTTTTATAAAGTAGGTATTACAGGTAGAGATGAGAAGTATAGACTAAGTTCTATATCTCAAAACTATAAAGTTACTGTAGAGTATCTAGAAGAAATGTCTATAGAAGAAGCATACAATTTGGAACAATTTTTCTTAACGGACTTTAAAAAATATAAATACATTCCGAAAATAAAATTTAAAGGTTATACAGAATGCTTATCAACTAATCCAATAGCCGAATATTATGATTGGTTTTACAATAAATAAATAAATTAGATATGAATCAGAAAATTAAGAATTTAGACATTGAAAAAATCCTATTTTGGGATTTGGAATCAGTAAGAGCAAATAAGGAGTTAGTGCCCGACTCAGAAGAATATCACTTATACGAGCACAAAACTCGAAACAAAGAAACAGACGAGGTTTTACCACAAGCAGAAGTAATAGAACTTTATAGAAAAAAAGCTGCGTTAGACCGTACATATAACAAAATAGTATGTATATCTATGGCTTATATTGCAGGAGGAAAGATTAATGTAAAATCTATTACAGGAAATCAAAAGGATATTATAAAAGAATTTTCTAACGTGTTAAGTAAGGGGTTTATTCCTTGTGGGTGGAACATTGTAGGATTTGATTTTCCAGTTTTGAGAACGAAAGCATTTGAAGAAGGTGTTTTTGATTATGCCCCTGAAAGATTTAATGATGCAGGAAAAAAAGAATGGGGCATCACAGAAATTAAATATGAGATTAATATAATTGATTTAATGTTATTAGCTAAGGGTACTTCATATTTAAATAGCTCTTTAGCTGAATGTTGCTACACTGCAAAAATCCCTTCTCCTAAAAACGATGATATAGAGGGGTCGCAAGTTTCAGAAGTTTACTATAATGAAGGGGTAGAGAGAATTCAAAAATATTGTGAAAGAGATGTAATCAGTTGTGTACACTTATTACAATGGATGCGAGGAGAAGAGCTAACTAAAGATATTGTTTACAAAACAGATAGGGAAGTTGAGCAACCGATTCTCAATAAACTATTCAACACAAAACAGTTTAATAAAGAAGTTAAAGATTATTTATTAGGGTTAAAAATTGCCAAAAAAGATAAAGAGACAGTTGAAAAATTAGTTTTGGCACACTATCAAGAGCAGATAGATGTTATGTCACAAAACAAAAAAGAACTGAAAGAGATAAATGAACAAAGAATAGAAGAGGTAAAAACTTTCTTTAAAACATTAAAATAATTATGAGTATACTACTTCCAAAAACCTTTGAAGACAGAAACAACAAAAGACCTGAATGTAAAGGTAAGCCAAAATTAAGTTATAGCCAATATAGCTCTTATAAAGACCCTGAGTATCAAAACCAATATTATATTCAGTATTTTAGTGGTATCAATCTACCAAGTGGTGAATTTGCAGAATTTGGAACATCCTGCGGAGAGTTTATTGAGGATGTGGGGAATAAAGCAGTTCCTGTTAGATTAGGACACCTTTCCCAAGAAGATACAGAAGTTTTAATGAAATTAGATTATCCTGATAATTGTGTATATGAAGATGAGATTATTGTAGATTTAGGAGACTTTTGTTTGGAAGGTTACACAGATAGAACGTGGTATAAAGAAAATAATGAAGTTGAAATTAGAGATTACAAAACTTTAAATTTAGATAAGAAAAAAGACTTCTATGCTTCAGATGAGTATGGACAAACAGCTTTATACAGTCACCAAAAAGAATTAGAAGGATATAAGGTAACTAAAGCAGAAGTTGGTGGACTAGGACGTAAAGGAAGCAGCTTATCAGGCACAGGAAATTTTAAAATGAGGTTATCTGGACAAATAGAATTTATACCTACACCTTATACAGAAGAGCGTGGAAAAAAGATTATAGCAGATATTACTAAAGTTGCACATCAGATTTCTGAGGATTATAAAATATTTCTAAAATATTTCAAATAAAACTTGTAAGAACCAAAAACAAATCTTATATTTGTAGAAGAAAAATAACAGAACAATAAGAAAGATAAATATAAGTATTTTATATTAAAAAACAGTGGAAGTAAGGGCACTGAAAACATTGTGATATAGATAAGATATTGCACTATTCAAGATAACTGAAAACGAATGAAGAAAGTTAAGTGTTATGTTTATTAAGTATGAGTCAGTCATTTAATTGATAGCGTTAGGAGCGTGGCTTTTTCAATCTTGAGAAATGAGTTCTGTTTTTATTTTTCGCGCAAAAAAACTATGAAAAAATACAATAAAATAACAAAGCAACAAGTACTAGACCTATATAAAGAAAGAACAGTTGTAAACAGAGAAGCAATAACTAAAAAATATGGTTGTTCTGTGTATGCAGTTAGAAGAGTTATAGAGGACTTACTTGATGACAATAAAATTAAATTAACTAATTACGGATACAAACAAACACCCGTACCAATGCGATAGGGAATAAATAAACGCCCTATCTTAGACGAAAGGTCAAATAGTTCAGCAACGGGTGTTGAATAAAATATATTGCTTCTAAGTGAAGTACGAGCTATGAATATATGGGAACAAGTTAAAGAGATTTGATACTTAACTCTTGAATTCATATGCTGGTTATCTACAATATATTTTTTAAGAGTCGAGGGCTCAGTCAGTTGATTTGAGCACAGCTACCTCAGGATTTGATACAGTGACCTGCACACGCGGTAAAATGGGAAAGTATATCAGTTGGTAGAACTTATGCGGTAGACGTGCAACTCGTCATTAAATACTAGTGTGCATAAGGGTCGGGGATTCGAGTTCCTCCTTTTCCACAGAGCGATAGGTTCTTTATAGTGAGAAAAGCCCTTAAATTGGCGACTATAATGACTTATAGGAAAGACTATTATTTTATAGTATAACAGTTCAGAAGCTATAATCTTAAAATACTGAATTGAGGTAAATATTCCCTTCCGATAAGAAGAATAGGGGGTAAATTAAAAAGAAACAGTTATTTAAGGTTACATTGTGAAGCGGTTAACACACCTTAGATTAAATCATAGAATCCGCTATTATAGGTTGCTGTTTCTTTATTTTTTGGCGCAAAAAACAATTTAAAAACAAATAATTATGAACTTATCAGAATTAGAGTTACACGTAAAAAAAGAATTACTTATAGATTGGATTAATCAAATGGATGAGCAGGGATTGGATGAATTAATTGAAGAATATTTATGAAAACAGCAATACAAGAATTAATTGAGTATATTGAAAAAAGATATGCAGGACAAGTCTCACAAGGAATAGTAGTTAAAGCAAGAGAGCTTTTAGAAAAAGAAAAACAGCAGATAATTGATGCTTGTAAATATGGAAATAATTTTGAGCAAGGAGATTTAATCTGCGAAGTATATTATAATCAAACGTATAAAAACAAATAAATATGAACAAAGCTTTTGAAAAAACAGACAAAATAGTATTAGACTCCAATTGGGATTTAACCCCAGATGCAGATAACGGAGTGATTTTAACCTTCTCAGAAATTAGAGAAAGGGAGAAAACTAAAAAAGAGGGCGGAAAAACAATTAAAACAGGAGAATTTGAAGAGTATACATATGAAGATAAGTTGTATTATCCGAGAATTGTACAAGCAATAAGAAAGTATTATGAAACCACTCTAAACAATAGTGAAACATTTAAAGAAATAATTGAGAAAGAAGATAAAATTATAGTTTTACTTGAAAAAATTGATAAAGAATTTAAACAATTTAATTAATTATGGGAGTAGACTATACAGGAAATTACGGAGCAGGAATACAAATCATATTACCTGAATTTGAAGAAGGACACGAATTTTATGAAGATGAGTTTAGCTGGCTTGATGATTTATTAGAAGATACGGACTATTATTACTTTGAAGTTGGTGAAGAAATGTATGGAGGAGAGAAGAATGAGATATATGTTTGTATTAGTGAGCCGTTTAAAAAAGGATTTTATGATTTAGATTTTAAAATAGATGCTTTCTTAGCTTTTTTGCGCGAAAATAAAATAGAAACAGTTGGAGAATTTGACGTAGTAGGAGGATTATTAATTGACTAATCTATTAATAAGTTTGCACAACAATAATATAATGCATACATTTGCATAACATATATGCCTCTCTAGTTGGGAGGCTTTTTTGACTAATAAATTTAAACAAATGAAATCAACACAAACAGCCCTACAGAGAATCACACGAATAGAGAACTTTTACTACAAAAGGGGCGTGAATAAGGAAACCGTAAACGCCGTAAAAAGAAAAATACTTGCCTTAAAATTTAGTAAAAATGACCTACAATCAAATAAGTAAAATCACAGGTAAAAGTGTTTCAAATATCCGAAGTCTTGCCCACAAATTGGACACAGAAAGAACTTTAATCAAAGGTGTTACACATATTTCTAAGGAGGATTTTGAGACCTTACAAGCGCACTTACAACCTAAAACATCAAAAACCAAAAACAGTAGGGTTAAGATTAGAGTTATGGAAAACTATTTTAAAACTTACAGTTGTAGGGCTGTTGCAAGAACTTGTAATCTACAAAGGATAGCTGTTGGAAATATAGTTAAGGAGTGGGAAGATACAGGCTGTATTGTAGTAGACAGTTCTATTAATTTTGGTGAAAAAATACAAAATAAGGGTATATTTAAGAAAGGTAAGAAATGGGGATATTGCATAGTGAGAAATGGAATTAAACACTATAAATCTGGGTTTGAAAATGAGCTAGAGGCAGTAGAAGAATTAACAAGAGTAAAGGAACAAATTAAAAATAAATAATGTATACAAAACTAACAAAAAAACAGGTTGAAACTAAGGTTAATTTCATTAAAAACTACATCTCTGCTCACAATGCCGCAAGTGGTTCTCTCTTTGACTCAAATGCCAATGTATCTAATAAGAATGTTGCAACACTTGAAGCAGAATTAAACAAAGATATTAATATTCAAGTGAATAGGTTATTAGTTTCTGAAAAAATAAAAGAGTTATATGGTGAAGAACTTTCTTTAGAATATAATAGGCAAATTGAAGACCACGAAATTTATATTAACGATGAAACAAGCTTAAAACCATACTGTGTCAGTGTTACAATGTATCCACTTTTATTTGACGGATTAACTAAATTAGGCGGTGAGTCAAAAGCCCCTAAGCACTTAGCAAGTTTTTGTGGTACGTTTGTTAATTTTTTATTTTCAGTTTCTTCTCAATTTGCGGGAGCTGTTGCAACAGTTGAGTTTTTAATGTATTTTGACTACTTTGCAAGAAGAGATTATGGAGATGATTACTTAAATACACATACAGAAATAATTAGAAATGAATTGCAACACGTTATTTATGCTATAAATCAACCTGCTGCGGCTAGAGGATACCAAAGTTGCTTTTGGAATATATCTCTTTATGATTCCTTCTATTTTGAGTCAATGTTTGGTACTTTTGTGTTCCCTAATGGAGACTCCCCAAAATATGAAAATATTGATAAGTTGCAGAAATTCTTTATGGAATGGTTTAATAAAGAAAGAGAAGTATCTATTTTAACTTTTCCAGTTATTACCGCCGCAATGCTAACTAAAGATAAAAAAACAGCAGATGTAGAGTTTGCAAATTTTTGTGCAAAAGAGCTGAGTGAAGGGAATTCATTCTTTATTTATCAGTCTGATAGCGCAGATAGTTTGGCAAGTTGTTGCCGCTTAAGAAACGAGTTTACTGATAATACATTTAGCTATTCTCTAGGAGCAGGTGGTGTATCAACAGGCTCTATTAATGTAATCACTATAAATATTAATAGATTGGTTCAGAATAATATATCTGTCGGTGATGTTGTTGACAAAATACACAAGTATCAAATAGCTTACAGAAAAATAATTGAAGATTATAAAAATGCCAATATGTTGCCTGTATATGATGCTGGTTTTATTACTTTAGATAAACAGTTTTTAACAATTGGTATTAACGGAATGGTTGAGGCTGCTGAGTTTTTAGGATTAGAGATTTCAGATAATGAAGGTTATAAAAACTTTATTAATAACACTCTAAAAGTTATTTATGATAGAAATAAGCAAATTAAGGCTGAAACAGGTTATATGTTTAATACAGAATTTGTTCCCGCAGAAAATCTAGGAATTAAAAATGCTAATTGGGATAGAAAAGACGGTTTAATTGTTCCTAGAGACTGTTATAATTCTTATTTTTATGCTGTTGAAGATGACTCTTTAAACGTCGTTGATAAATTTTATATGCACGGAAATGATTATATTAAATATCTTGATGGTGGAAGTGCTTATCACTGTAATTTGGAAGAATATCCAACTCAAGAAGGTTTCTATAAGCTTTTAAATGTTGCGGCTTCTACAGGATGTAATTACTTCTGTTTTAATGTTAAAGTGACAGTTTGTAATAGTTGTGATTATATTAATAAGCAAACAAAGCAGTCTTGTACTAAGTGCGGAAGCAAAGATGTTGATTATGCTACGAGAATTATTGGCTATTTAAAAAGAATTACCAACTTCTCAAAAGACCGCCAAAAAGAAGAAAAGCAAAGGTATTATGCCGATAAAGTTTAATTCTTATAATATAGTTTTACAGGAGATTCCAAATGAAATTACACTAGCTTTTGAAATTATAGGTTGTAAGTTAAATTGTAAAGGTTGCCACTCTCAGCATCTTTGGGACACAAATAAAGGAGAAGTTTTAACAGATGAAATCCTACTAAATCTTTTAGATAAATATGAGAATACTATTTCTTGTGTTTTATTTATGGGCGGAGAATGGACAGAATCTTTACTATCAAAAATAGAATTAGTTAAAAGTAAAGGATTAAAAGTAGCTTTATACACAGGATTGACTGAAAAGCAGGTATTTAAAAAATATCCATCACTATTAGATAAATTAGATTTTATTAAATACGGAAGATGGGTAGAAGAACTTGGAGGTTTAAAGAGTGTAATAACTAATCAGCTTTTGATGGATTTAAAAACCAAAGAAATTTTAAACAAGTATTTTATTAGTCCCCTATCATTAAGTTGATGGGGGTTTTTTGTTCCTGTTCTTTTCAGTTTTTTGCGCGAAAAACAAAATAAAACAGATTTTTCTTTGTACATTCAATATTTATACCTATCTTTGTAGAAGAAAATTTAAAACTATGGAAACTTTAAGAACAATTTGGAATTTTTTATTTAACCACAAAACAGTATGTGGCAAGCAATGGATTGAAGAATCTATGACTAAAGAGTACGGTGAAGACTGGCTTGAACAATGTATGGAGAGTTTAAAAGACCCTGATATTAGAAAATCAATTGCGAAAGAATTAAAATTAAGACAATAATGGACAGAGGAATGAAATCTTTTTGCGACAGAAAGCAAATAAACGCAATAAAAACGGTTAAAATGTTTACAAAAGAAACAGGCTTACAAGTTGATAATAACTTTGTAAAGTTTGCTACATTTGTAGATAAGAAGATTAAGAGTGGGGAATTACAAGGTAACGATGCTCCCTTAAACAAAGAAATGTGGGACGAGAATAAAAGAGAGAAAGCTGAATATGATGCTGAGATGGCTACGTTTACTACAGAACAAAGACAGTTTTATGGTAGAGTTAAGAGAGTTGGTAGAAACACTTTAGACTCCTTTTTCGGCAAAAAACAATTAACAAAGCCTAAACAAACTGAATCAAAAACTAAACTAGGTAGAATGATACCAATATTTGATTATTTAAAAGATAATGGATTACTTGAAGAGTTTATGGAATATCAATATGTAAAACAATAAATTATGATACCAACAGCAGAAGAATTACTAGCAAACAGTTTTGATGGTTTGAGAGAAGTTATAAATGATGATGACCTATTCTTTTTTTATAAAGGAGTTATGTGTGAGTTTGCAAAAAATTTAGCGGAATTACACGTAGAAGAAGCCTTGAAAATAGCGAGTAAAAATGCACAAGTAACTGATTGGGGTTATGCAGTTAGTAAAGATTCAATATTAAATGCTTATCCACTTGAGAATATAAAATGACGAAAGAAGAATATTTAGAATTAAAGAGAGTGTATAAATATGCTAATTGGGTTTTAATAGGCTGTTCTTTAATAGCTGTAGTATTAAATTACTGTTTTTTAACTTTTTTGGCGCGAAAATGAGAATATAAAATTATGGAAAGAGATGATATTTTAGAAGAGTTAGAAGATATGTGGGAAGAGTCAAATAGTATCCACTTAGGAAGTGGAGAAGCCGAATTAGATTTTAGAGAAGCAGTGGCAGATTGGATTTATAGACTTTACAACGAAAAGTAATGAAAAAAGAAACAACAATTAACTATTTAGGAGTTGAGTTAACGGTTTTTGGTAACTTTGAACCACCAGAAGAACAAGTTAAATATTACAGTGATATGTCAGGCTATCCAGGAAGTCCTGCTGAATTTAATATAGAGAAGGTAATGACAGAATCAGGAGATGATATTTACGGAATTTTCTTAGACAATCAAATTGAAGATATAGAAGAGTTGTGTTTAATTAATTTATCTTTTTAACCCTTTTGCGAAAAAATTATGAATAAAGAATATAAAGCTTTTATAGATAAAATGCGTGATGACGAAAGTATTAAAGGAGAATTTGAATTTTATTGGCGTATTTCACAGGCTATCTTAGAGGACGATAAAAGTTTAAGTTATGACGAAAAAGAACACTTTTTAGCAATACATAAATCAACTTTAGACGTATACACTCTTCAATAGAAATTAAAATTTATGATAAACAAAGACGAAAACAAGATAGGATTTGCAACCTACGAATTAGCTCGTGAGGAGCTTGAACGCATAATAAATACAAACTACAATGTATGTAAAAAGAAGAAGCCTACAAGGGTGTATTTCAGCCAAATCACAAAATTATGGCATCTTACTAGTAGCCCCACAATTACCATATATTAAATTTCCGCAAAAACAAAATAAAAAACAGCAAAACTCTTGCAAGAACAAAATAAAGGTTATATATTTGCATAAGAAAAGGACATAAGTCCCGAATAATTAAAAACATAACTTATGAAAGAGTATTTAGAAATTAAGTCTTTTGGACAAATAGATGTTCAAGCTTTTACTTTAATCGGCGCGTCTACAAAAAGAAATGATGACACAAAGATTGGACTATATGGGTCAGGAAATAAATATAGTATAGCTACAATGCTCAGGCAGAATATCGACTTTAAAGTATTTTCAGGAGAAGATGAAATAGTATTTGCAACTAGAAACCAACAGTTTAGAGACCAAAATTTTGATGTTATTTTGGTGAATGGACAAGAGACATCTTTGACCACTACGATGGGAGGAGAAGACTGGAATACGGCTTTTGCACCTATTAGAGAAATATACTCTAATGCTTTAGATGAAGATGATGATGCAACTTTAAAAAGGGTTTCTGAAATTATTCCAGAGCAAGGGTACACTAAATTTTTCATAGAGTTAACTAAAGATGTAAAACATTTTTATGATAACATCCATTTATACTTTTGTAAGCACAACCCAAAAGTTTTGTTTTCAAACAATTATGGCTCTATTTATACGAATACAGATGATGGAAACATAAGAGTCTTTAGAAAAAACATCCTTTCCCATTTTGATGATAAAAACAAAGCCTTACTACATTATAATTTTGAAGATTTGGATATTAATGAAAGTAGAGTTGTTAAATACGTTTGGCAAATCAATAATAGGATGGCTAATGTATGGAAAACTTGTACAAATGAAGAATTAATCAATACACTACTGTTAAGATTAAATGGTGGAAATGCTGGATATTTAGAGCATTCAATAGGTTGGGAATCTTGGTGCAGTTTTACACCTCAATGGTACAATGTGTGTAAAGATAAGACATTTGCTCCTGTAGAGTTTTTAAATATATTTAGTGAGGATGAATTAAGAGGAGCTTACGTTCTTCCAATGAAAATGCTGAAAGAGTTAAAAACGGCTTTTACAGATTTAAATGTTCTAGGTATTAGTTCTAAATCAGATGGCGCGTTTGTAACAGTTGAACCAAAACAGACACTTTTAAATAAAGTTATGGATGCTATGGGTAAATTGTATGAAACAGAATATAAACACAGATTTGACAATCCTCAAATAGAGTATGTAAAATTCTCTAATGAAAATGTCTTAGGTTTGGCAGAGAATGAAAAAATATATCTTTCAGTTAAATTAGATGTCTATAGTGTAGATGAAATCGCAAAAATAATTATAGAAGAAAATGAACATAATTTGAGTGGGCTAGAAGATGAAACAAGAGCTTTTCAAAATCACCTTTTTAATCTCTATTATTCAGAATTAATAAAATAACATGCAAAAACAATTAGCTGAAGTAGCAAAATTCCAAATAGCTTTTGGACAAAATGTAGAAACACAACCAACTTTAATAAATAAAGAAAAAGCAGAATTAAGGTTTAAATTAATGCGAGAAGAAAATGAAGAGTACTTAGAAGCTGTAGAAGATAATGACTTAATCGAAGTAGCTGATGCATTGACAGACCAGCTCTATATACTTTGCGGAACTATTTTAGAACATGGAATGCAAAATATTATTGAGAAATGTTTTGAAGAGGTTCAGAGAAGCAATATGAGTAAGTTAGATAATAATGGACTGCCTATTATAAATGGGGAAAATGGTGTGTGGGATGAAAGTCGAGCAAAAGGAAAAATACTAAAGAGTAAAAATTATAGCAAGCCTAATTTAAAACAGTTTTTATGAAAAGATATAAACATAAGATAACAGGAGATATCATAGAAAGACTTAGCTATAAACAATATTATGTAGTTAATTATGGACAATCTATTCCTAAAAGATTTGTAGAAAATTCTTGTGATTGGGAAGAAATTAAAGAGCCTATTTTTGTAACAGAAGATGGTGTTGATGTTTTTGAAGGAGACTCAATATATACAGTTAGTGATAATTTTCAATTGTTATATACTTCTTTTGCTCTAAAAATTGATAAAACAGTTAGAAGTTTTGCCGAAAAAGAAAATGCAGAAAAGTATATTGAAGACAATCAAAAAAAGTTTAGTTTAAGTGATATTAGAGAAGCTATAAAATATGTATTACCAGATGAATTAGGATATAAAAATTGGAAAGAGGATTGTACTAAAGATTTTGAAAATTATTTAAATGGAGAAAATTAAAGTCTTACTCATTATAGCTATCTGTTGGGTAATTTATGAGGTGGTAAATAATCTTCTGTTTTATTCTTTTTTCGCGCAAAAATAATGATATGAGTTATATAAATTACGAAATAATGACTTCAAAACTCTTAACTCTATATGAATTAGGAGTTTTACAACTAGTCAAGCAGAACAGAATAGAGGATTTAAGCCAACAAATAGAATTTTCTATGCAAGGTACTGATATCTTGGAGAAGTTCTCTAATATGGGCTATATTGAGTTCATAAAAGGAAAGAAAGGTCAAAGTACTTTTCAATTAATTCGTGCGACAAAAAAAGGAGTAGACACATTAGATTTAATAAACACTCCAGAAATAACCGATGGTGATTATCAGCTATACCAGTATCTCTGTGAGATGTATATTAATGAAGATGCAACTAGAACTTTAGGTAATAGAAAAGCTGGATTAATTTACAGCGCACAATTCAGACAATTAATGGGTTTCACTTTACACGAAGCTTTTTACCTTTATGAAATGTTTATAAATAATATGAGTTTTACCAAGGTACTTGAATACATCTTCTTTTCCAAGAAAGAAAATCCATATGGAAAGTTCAAAGACAACTACGAGGGGTCAAAACTCTACCAATTCTGGCAGGACAATGAATATGAAATTAGAGATTATTGGGCACAAAAAATAAAAACAGAAGAATAATATGCAATTAGATTCCCGAATAAAACGAGCAGGAGATTTAGCAACAACTGCTTTTCAATATTTACATAAACTTCAAACAAAAGAAAAACCTATTGTAAAAACGGGGCAAGAATTTATAGACGTACATTTACAAGGCGTTTTACCATCTGACGTTATATTATATGCAGGAAATTCGGGGACAGGTAAGACAAAGTTGTTGTATGATACGCTTGACAGTATATTAGACGAAAAGGTAAATAAAAATGCTTCTAATTTTGTTACGCTTCAATATGAGCTAGAGATGCGGTTTCTAAATAAAATATTAAGAGATAGCCATTCGCTAACCAAGCTTAAAAAAAGCGAGATACTTTCAAAAGAGTTCAACGAGGAAGAAAAAGAGATTATTAAAAGATATTATGAGGGGTTAAAAGATAATAGAAGATTTATTTGTGAAGAAACTATAACCACAGACGATTTTCTAAAAATGACAGATGATTTTTGTGCTCAAAACACAGATAAAGATGCAATTTGGTGCACATTAGACCACTGCTTACTAGTTCAAAAATCAAATCCTCACGAAGATGTAGCCGAAAGACTAACGTCCCACATAAATACTCTAAGAAAAAAGTACAGCAATGTTTATTTTATCTTATTAAGTCAAAATAATAGGTCAAGTATGGCGGTTATTAAAGACAGAGATAATGCTATGATACCAACAACAGCAATTATCTACGGCAGTTCTCATTTTGAATTTTTAGCCTCTTTTATTATTGTTATTACAGACCCATTCAAACTAGGTATTAATTCTTACCTCAAGGTAAACCCCGATAGGTATGAGTGGTTGTCTGAATATATGGAAGACCCTGATAAAAATGGGAAAGTTTCATTTTCAACTTTAGGGAATCATTTTATATGGACTTTGAAAACGCGTGAAAGTGATGAAGCTTATAAGAATCTACATATTCGTCCTATGACACTCACATCAGAACAGATAAATAAAATGAAACAGTCAGTTGATACTGGCAATACACCATCTTTCTCAACAGCTATTCCAGTATTTACAGAATTGCCTGTATTCCAAAAAGAATTGCCGATAACACCGAATTTTAATCTATCCCAAGCATTTGACCCGCCAGAAAAGAATACTTCAGAACCATTTTAAGTGAACAAAGGTTAGTAGTAGCTATTTCTCAAACCTGTAACCTTGAAAGACCCAAAGACATTTATTGTTAGTTTAAGCAGTTAGGGGATAATTAAAGACAGATTAGTTTCTGTCTTTTTTTGTTTTTGCGCTAAATAAAAAATAAAACAGATTTTTCTTTGTAGAATGAAATAATAGTTATATATTTGTCAAATAAAAGAAAGAAATTATGACAGCAAAAGAATTTATAGATAAGAAACAAGATGAACACTTCAAACAGTTTGGTGTTTATGCGGATACTAATTTTAAAACAGCAAAGTGGTTAGAAGAATATGCTAAAGTTGTTTTAAATATTGCGGCGGAAAAAGCTAAAACAAAAGCATATTCAAATCAATATATGACTGATTTTTCAAGAATAGTTGTAGATAAGGAGAGTATTATTAACTGTTTAAAAGATTAAATTATGAGTAGATTACTAAAAATGTTAGAAGAGTTTGATGACAATGTAACTGTTGGTCAAGTGATAAAAAAGATTAAAGGAGATTTAGCCGAAAACACTAAGGAAGAAGAATCAACTTTCCAAAGAATACAAAAAGAATATAAAAACTCTTATTTAAAGTTTCTTGATGCAGACGCTTTATTTGGCAGAACTCTGAGTGTTTACCACATAGAAGAGGTTATATTTAGAGAAAGAGATACTGATTGGAGTATGCATTATACAGTAAAAGGTAAGAAAATAGAATTTACTAATAGAGAAGTATTTGAACTTAATATGAACGGTACAGATATACACCACTCTTTCTCAGAAATGCAGTTAAAAGAGATGACTAAAATAACTGAAAAAGATTTTAAAGATTATGTTTTTGAATATGACAGAATTAAAGATAAATTAGCTAAAATAATTGAATGATGAAAGTAGAAGTATTAAGTTCTGTTAATGTGGCAGAAGCACAAGAAAAAATAAATATCTTTTTACAAGATAATCCTATAAGACTTATATCGATTGAAGTAAAACCTTATCATTTACACGATTTATATACACATAACGGTGAAATTTGTAATCAGTGGATTGAATATATAACAACTATAATCTACGAATAATGGACGATTTTCAAATTAAAAGATTAGGTAAATTTAGACAAAGAATAGTTATCTCTGTTCTTGGTTTTATTTATGTCGGCGGTAAAGTATATTGGACTGGAGAGTTATTAAGTTATGTCACAATATTGGAAGAGAAGATTAAATGGAGAAGTACTGCTAGTAATCAGCTTGCTTATGGTCTTTATTGGAATGATTGGGAATATAAATGGGAATTAATTAAAATATTATAAAAATGGAAAATAGAAGATTAGAAAAAGACGTAGATTCAGCTAAGGATACATTAGACAACTTAGTTTTAGAGATAGAACAATTAGAAGCTTTGGTAGAATCCCTGCAAAAAGATTTAGAAGAAAAAGAAGATAAGATTGAAGAATTAGAGACTTATATTTCGGAATTAAAAGATAATTAAAATGGAGAATAGAACACCTTTAAAAGAAAAAAGAAATACCGATTTAATTACTATTTGGTTTGCAATATCAGCTTTGTCTGGACTTATTTCAACATATAAATATAACACTGATGGAGAAAGGGCTTTAATGGCTATCTTAGCTTTACAGTTTTGTTTTCTGTTGTATAGAGTTTTGACTTACTGTTTTAATTCTTTGCTTTTAGTTTGTTTTCGCGGCAAAAAGTTTAAAATAAATAGATTGAAAGGAAGAGTAACTCCTATTTATAAAATAAGAGAAGCTATTATGTATGGTTTTTACGTAAGCAAGTACTCTGTCTACTATACAAAGTTAGACCTCAAATGGAGCATCCCATTTTCTGTGCTATTTGAAGAACAAGAATATTTATGGGATGGAGAGCATCTTTTCAGTGAGGAGCCTGAAAATCTAGAAGAAGCTTGGGAATTTGAAGAAAGTGAAAAAAACTTAAAATTAGCTTTAGAAATCGCGGAAAAAGATAAAAAACAGCAAAAATTAGACAAATTAAATAAGGTTTTTAACGAGAATTACAAATAAAATACTTATCTTTGTAAAATGAAAAAAATAAAATTTAATATATTGGAAATAGGACAGACGTTTTATATTATAGGAGACTATGCTAAAATTTGTCAATATGAGAAAATATCAGACAGTTACGGTGTAGAAATACTAACCAACTCTTCTAAATGGTTTAATGATGAGGAATTAATTTATATAGACTAGAGATGAAAATATGTACAGGTTTTATAGATAGTAATAAAAATCCAATTCATTTAGGAGATTATATGGAAAGTCCTGATGAAGAATACTTTGGTCAGGTTATAAAGTATAAAGATAAATTCGTTTTAAGCTATCCAAGTCACTCCTTCACATTTGATGATATACGAGCTATAGCTGATAAATATCACCTAATTTCTGAAAATTATGCCAATTTTTTACAAACCTATCTTTAATTTTCGGCAAAAAACAAATAAAAACAGATGGAAAAGAGATTCAAACATAGAAAAACTAAAGAAATAGTAATCTACAAAGACGGGGTTTGGAAACAAGACAGAACTTGTGTAGACATTGGACACGAACCTAGTAATGAATTTTGGGAAGAAATAAAATGAAACAGAAGTATATTTACAAACAAAAAGAGTATTACATAAAAGAAATAATAACAATGAAAAATCCTTGCACTAGAGAATGGCAAAAAGCTTATACCTACTGTCAAATAGGATTGGATATGGTATTTTGTCGAGAAAAAGAAGAGTTTGAGAGATTGTTTAAACGTGATGGGTATTTAATAGAGTAATTATGGAAGAAACTTGGAAAGATATTCCTGATTATGAAGGGTATTATCAAGCTAGTAATTTAGGAAGGATTAGGAGTTTAGAAAGAGTGGTAAAGAGTTCTAAAAATAGAAGTAGAACAGTTGTTGAGAGAATATTGGTATTAAGTTATGACACTTATGGTTATAAAATAATAAATTTGAATAAAGAAGGAAAGTCTTGTACAAATAAAGTTCATAGGCTTGTAATGTTAACTTTTATGGGGGAATCAAATTTAGAAGTAGACCATATAAATGGGATAAGGGATGACAATAGATTGTGTAATTTAAGGTATTGTACTCAAAGAGAGAATGTACATTTTTACAGGGATAAAATAATAAGTAGTTCTAATTTTATAGGTGTGTCTTGGTGCGATGCCACCTTTAAATGGAAAGTTTCTATAAAAATAGGGAATAAGAGTATTCATCTAGGGTATTATATATCAGAAATTGAAGCTTCCGAAATATATAATTCTGCCCTTTTAAATTGGAATACTTCAAAAACTATTCCAGAGTACATAAATCAAAATAAAACAAGTAAGTATAAGGGTGTAAGTTGGAATAAATCCAAGAATAAATGGGTGGTGCAACTATCTACAAAGTTAGGTGGGAAACGGTATCTGGGGGCATTTGAGGCAGAGGAAGAGGCAATAAATTTTTTAAATACTTACTTAAATGGACTTAAATAGGGCAATGATTGGAGATATTGAAACCACTGGGTTTATTGAGGATATGCAAGGACTTGAATCTGATTTACACGTTCTAGGTATTGCCTATCTAAATAATGAAAAAAAGTGGACAGTAAAAACAACCAATAAAAAAGAGGATGTAAAAAGAGTCTTTGAAAATCCAAATAATACCATAGTAGGGCATAATTTTTTTATGTTTGATGTGCCAGCATTAGAAAAAATATTTAAAGATATTAATATTCAAGCTACAATATTGGACTCCTTATTAGTGGCTTGGTATATAGAACCAAATAGAATTAAAGAAGGGGGTAAATACGGATTGGCTGATTTTGGTGAAGAGTTTGGTGTAGAAAAACCAAAAATTGAAAGTTGGACAGATTTATCATATGCCGAGTATGAACATAGGGTTTCTAGTGATTGTAGAATCAACACAAACGTCTGGATTAAGCATTTACGAATGTTAAGAGAATTATATGAAAATGATGATGAACGCATTAAATCATTATTGAAGTTTTTAATGACTAAAGGTAAAGTCTATAAAATGCATCAAGATAACCCATTAACTTTAGATATTGAGCAGTGTGAAAAAAATTTACTTCTTTTTGATGAAATGATAAAAGAGCGAGTAGATAAGTTGAAACAAGTGATGCCTAAAATACCTGTAGAAGTTACTAGGAAAAAACCAAATAGTCTTTATAAAAAGGATGGATGCTTATCTGTATCAGGTGAAAATTGGAAAAGGCTTACAGAGGGTTGTGGATTACCTTTAGAATATGACGGAGATATAAAAGAGCGTTTAAAACTAGAAGATGCAAATCCTCAAAGCCCAACGCAAGTTAAGCAATGGTTATTTAGTTTAGGTTGGATACCTGAAATATTTGTAGAGTCTAAAAATACAAAGGGTGAAATAAATAAAGTTCCACAAACAAAAGATAAAAACAAAGATTTATGTAAATCTATCATAAAGCTTTCAGAAGCCATCCCAGAAATAAGGGAACTAACGGATTTAAGCCTACTACAACATCGTAGGGGCTATTTTGTTGGTTTTCTAAGGGATAAGATAAGAGGTAATAAAATAGTGGCTGATATAGGCGGTTTTACAAATACTTTAAGAATACGTCACAGAACGTTAGTTAATCTAATAAAACCTTCAGCTCCTTATGGAGAATATGTTAGAAGTTTGCTTAAACCAACAGAGGGAGAGGTAATGATAGGTGCAGATGTAAGTGCATTAGAAAGTATCACAAGAAACAATTTTGTCTATGATATAGATAGAAAGTTTGTGGAAGACCAAGCACATCCATTTTATGACCCACACCTTGAAATTTGTGAGATTGCAGGAATGGCGACTTCAGCAGAAGTTTACTTTTATAAGTGGTGGAAAGAAAAAAGAAAAAATCCTAATATTGCATTTGAGGAAATTGGAGAAGTACCTGAAGATTTTCAAATTATATTAAATTCCTATACAACTGATGAAGAAAAACAAGATTTTCACGATAAATTAGACAAAAAAAGACATTCAGGAAAGCAAACCAACTACAGTTCAATGTATGGCATTGGTAAGGACAAGCTTGCAAAAGAATTAGGAATTACAGTAAAAGAAGCTTTAAAACTTATAGATGCTTATTGGATTAAAAATAAATGTGTAAAAACTTTTTCTGAGTCTTGTGAGACAAAAACTGTAGGTGGACAACTTTGGGTTAAAAATCCCCTTAATAATTACTATTACTCATTGCGCTCAACTAAAGATATTTTCTCTACTATAAACCAAGGGACAGGTGATTATATATTCACTTTGTGGCAATATAATTTAATGAATATGGGAGTCAGACTTTATGCAGGTTTCCATGACGAAATAGTAACTTGTTGTAAGCCTGAAGAAACTGATTGTGTTATAGAGAAACTAAAGAAGGCTATGGAATTGGTTAATAAGCAATTAAAACTAAAAGTTCCCGTAGGAATTGACTATAAAATAGGTATCTCATATGCAGATGTCCACTAGAAACTAAGCCCTCTTAATTGAGGGTTTTTATTTTTTACGATTTTATTTGCATATGTGAATATTATGTTATATCTTTGTAGAAGAAAATCCGTTTAAATCTTTTTTTGCGGCAAAAATAAACAAATAAAAAAGAAATTATGAGATACATTATCATACCACTAGTAATTATACTCTACATTTGGTGGAGTTATAAATCAATTAAAAGTTTAAGGAACAATAATGCTAAAGAATTTGCCGAATTTTGGCTTATAGTTCATATAGTTTTACCTGCTGGATATCTATTATTTAAACTTACAGAATTTACAATAAATAATTGGTAATCTATGGAAAATAAATATGTAGTCGGATTTCTAGAAAGAAACGGCTTTATAAACATAGAAGAAGAGGTATACAGTAATGAACATTGTACAATTACTTTATTTGAAGACCATTATAAAATTGAATATTGGGATAGCGATTGGATGGATAATGTTTGTACCTATACTCCAAATCTGTCTATTTATTTTTTAGCGGGATATTTATCTTATATGGACTTTATTCCGCGTGGATATAATAAATAAAATTAAAAAATATGGAACTACAAAATAAAATAAGAAACCGATTAGACGAATTAGAGATTGAAGAGTGGTGGGATTATGGAGATTATAGAGAAATCCGTGATAAAGACTATACAGCAATTAATATTCTGAATGATGCACTTGAAGAACTACTGACAAAAGAACAGTTATATGAATGCTTAGGACATTTTGCTTATAAATATGGAATAACTATTAATGGAGCTGATATAGATAAATGGCTTGAAAATTTAGAGAGATGAGAAACCAACCAAAATTTATTTATCTCCAGACAGGATTAGAAGACTGCGGAGAAACTTGTAGTGACTTTGATGAATTAGATATGGTATCTTGGTGCGTAGATAAGATTTATTCTGATGATTTACAATATATTTCTGTTTCTAGTGTTTTTGCGCGAATAAAAGAATTAGAAAAAGATGTTTATATAGACCCAAATGATAAAAAACAAAGAGTTAAGGAGCTTAAAAACTTAATAAAATAATGGAAAGACAGATAATTTACAACGCAATAATGACTCCTGATGGGACAGTCTTAGAATCAAAACATAGACACGATTATGTAACTCATTTAGATAAAAACGGTGAAGAATATATGCTTGATGGTGGGCTAGATTATACAAGAAGAAGCATAAATAAGGAAGAAGCTAAAGACATTAGTTTATATTCTGATGCGCCACACGAACAAATTAGAGATAAGGTATCTAGAGGAGGTAGAGGCTTGGATGGAACTGAGCCTTTAAAGTATGTCTTATTAAAAGATATAAACAACAAATGGTTACAAGCTATTATTGACTATGAAGAGTTGTATCGCCCACAAAATAGATTTCTACAAATTTATAAAGATGAGCAAAAATTTAGAAACAAGTAGTTATGGCATCAATAGAATTAAACAACAATCAACTTCGCCTTATTCAAACTGCTTTAGACTTTTATAGTAGAATTGGCATCTTACAGTTGGATAGAATTCTGGAACACCCTTCAGTTGAATCTTTATTAAGAGAACAATTTATACCCAAAGAAGAGCTAAAAGTAGGAAGTCAGACAGAAAGAGGCGAAATTACCAAAATAACCAAGAAAGCCGTTTGGACTAAAGGACGTTGGGGCAATGGTGAAGAAGTTAGAAAATGGACTGATATTGAAAATGTAAAACTTTCTATTGATTATGGGGAATATCGCGCAAAAGAAGATGAAATAAAAGACCTTCTAACACAAGTTAATTCTATAGTTTATGGTAAGCCTATGACAAGAAATATGTCTTTAGGTATTTATAATGAACAAGTTGATGAATCGTGTAGAGAAGCATTTTCAATAGTAAAAAAGATACGTCATCAATTTTGGTTAGCAAATTCAGACAGGTCAAATATGACAGTTGATTCAACAGACGGTAATAGTAATGTAAAAGTAAGATTAGATGAAAGCAAAACTAATATTTAAATTGCCAGAAGACCAAGTAGAATTTGAACAATGCTCTAAAGCAAGTGATTTGGCTTTTATTATTTGGGAATTTTGTCACAATAGTAAAAAATCACTGATTAAATACGCAGATGTTTCAGAAGAATATGAAACAGGTGTTGAAGCAGCATATAATAAGCTTTATGAGCTGTTAGAAGAATATAATATTAATTTAGATAAACTTGTATGATTGAGCCAACCTTTCAGTACTACCCATCTAATGTAAAAATAACTCGTCCTTTAGGAACAGTTAGTCTGTCTTCTTTTATTTCCGCCAATCAAAATCCTAAACAAGAGGTTCAAGAATTATTTAAAAAAATTCAAGTTGCGGGAGAAAAAGAAAAACAGGAATTAAAACAACAGTTATTTTATTTTACTCCTTGCGTGACAACAAATGGTCTTGGAAGAAGCTATTCAGATATTGAATTTTTCAATGGGATATGTGTAGTAGAATTTGATAAAATACCTGACTTTGCCCATCAACTAAGGGATTGGATTTTTGATAATTTTGAAGAATGTTTTTGTGCCTATGTCAGCCCTAGTGGAAAAGGGACTAAGAGTCTTTGGAAGATACCTTGTGTAAAATCTGTTGATGAGTTCAAGGCTTATTTTTATGGAATTGCACAGAGATTTTCAAAGATACAGGGCTTCGATGGGAGTGCCCAAAACCCTATTTTGCCTCTCTATTTGTCGTGGGATAAATACTTGCGTCACAGACCTTATGATGAAGCCAAAACTTGGACTACTAGGGGCGGAAAAATAAATGAATTTAAGCCGTTTACTGGAGAAATTGAGGTATTAGAAAGTGTAGATGAAAAAGATTTGGACAGGATATTCAGAGCCATTGACCAAACGTTTAATAAAATTGATAGGGAACAAACTGCTCATTTTTTACTACGAAATTTAAGTCTTTGGATTGGGGGTCTTTGCGGATACGGATATTTAACAACGGACGATGCTGCTGACTATATTTGCGATAAAGTTAAAGAATCCCCTTATTGTATAAAAAATGAAATAGGTTACTGTACTACGGTTCGGGATTTTATTATAAAAGGTAGTACTTCACCATTAAAATTAGAAGAGGATGACAATTGATTCAAGATGGATACAAAAAGATTTTAAACAAAAATACTACCTTTTTTGCCGCGAAAAAAAGATTGAACAAATAAGCCTTAAAAAAGTTGCACCATTCAATAATAATGACTATATTTGTAGGATAACAATAACAGAATTATAAATGTTTGTTATTATGAACAAAACAGCTTAAAATGTATATAATATGAAACAAAATGAAATAAGATACGCAGGTAAACAAGTCTTTGCTAATCAAGATGAATTAGAAGAAGGATATGTTGAAATAGTAATCAATATAGACGATATATTAGAGGAAATTGATGATGAGTATATTGCCATATATGCAAGATATTCCTTGAATATGAGACACGAAGATGATTTTGAAAGTTCTTTGGACGATTTTGATGATGACGAATTATTAGAAGCCTTAAAAAATAACTATTATAATTTTGCAAAAGAAGTTGAAGAAGACGAGATGATTGAATATCTTGAAGAGCGTGGATATACTGTTGAGGCAGATAGTAGAAGTACTCCTGAATATGATTATGTTGATAACTGTTTGTTTTATGATATTGTAAATAAGTTCAATTCCTTAGATTGTTTTTCGCGCCAAAAAATGAGAGATTTAATAATAAATTTATAGATTATGGAGTTCCAAATTGACTTTAACGACCCAAATAAATACGATGATAATTTCTTAATTGATGTTTTAGGTGCAGAACTTATTCCAACAAATTCCGATAAGTACCCTCCTTTTGATGTGTTAAAAATAGAAATAAGTGATTTTGAACATTTAGAAGAAATATTAAGAGTGGTTGATAAAGAGTTTAATTGTATTTCAACAGCTCTTATATCATTTGACCCGCCTACAATATTTTTAGATATTGAATAACGGCGATTATCACCGCAACAGAGTAAAAATATAAATTAACTTTTGGCAAAAAACAGTAAAAACTGCCAAAGTTTAATTACCTTTAACCACAAGATAAACCCCATAAATTAGGGTTTTAATAACAACAAAAAGTAATGAAAGAACTAAACCTATACCGCCTTTGGGAGATATGCAATTTATTCTCCGAAAAAGAGTCAGAGCTGTCTGAACAGAATATTTTTATCTCTTTTATGGGACATAAATCTAACTTTGGAGCTCAAACATTTGAAAGCTTTTTAGAATATTATAGTTTTAAAATTGAAGGGGATGTTATTATGGTTTTTAATGACGATGGCGTACCCTACGAGGACTATCACAACGATGACTTCTCTTATATTCCTTTGTCTTTTCTTTCTTTTTCCGACGAGAGACTTGAAAGTTGGATGAAAATTGAGACTACTTTACAATTGGTGGGGCAGGAAAGGGATAAATTGGCGCGAAAAGAAGATATAAAAGAGCAAATTAAACGATTAAAAACACAATTAAATAATTTATAAATAAATGATAGAATTCAAATTAGAAGAAGCACTAAGAATTTACGAGACAGAAAATAATATTTCAGAAGCTTGTAGACAACATTGTTCAGAATTAGGTATAGAATACTCAGAAAAATATCGAAATAGATTAAGTAGGTATTTAAGAAGTGGTAAAAGTGATGTTGATGATGACTTGGAGAATGATACAAAGACAGAGACTAATCAGTATGAAAACGACAAAGAAAAACCACAAAAAGGATTTACAGCTATTGCTAAAGATGGCTCACTTATGAACATAAATCAATATTGTGAATACTATGGATTAGATGTAAATAAAATAAGAAGTTATAAGTTAATTTCTCATTCAGGAGTTCCTTTTTATAATGCGGTATTCTATGAAGAAGTCGTAGAACCTGTAGTTACAGAACAAGAGCTAAAAGATATTATTTTTGAGGGTATTAAATCTATAAAATACGCTCCTCTTTTACAAAAATCATCTAATAAAGTTGGTATTGTTAAAATCGCAGATTTGCATTTGGGGAGCTATGTTGACAACTTAATTAGAACTAAGAATTTCTCCATTGATATACTAGCTAATAAGCTTTTAGAGGCAGTAAATGATATTAATGATAGAAACTATTCAGTTGTACACGTTCACGTATTAGGTGACTTAATTGAGTCATTTACGGGGCTTTCTCATAAGAATACTTGGAAAGGTTTAGATAAGGCTATGGTTGGAGCAGAAGCTGTTAAACTTGTAGTTAAAATTCTTCACGATAATTTCTTATCTAAAATTGTGAATTTAGGAGAAGTTAAAATTGTAGCAGGAAATCACGATAGAGTAACTTCAGATAATAAAGAAGATGTTCAGGGTGGCGCGGCGAGTTTAGTTTGTTGGGGTTTAGAATTGATTGGATATTCTGTTGAGTTTAATCCTCTTGTAATTACCCACACTGTTGGTAATATATGTCACATTTTAACTCACGGACATCATTCCCTCAGTAAAAAGTCTACAAAACAGCTATGTTGGGATTATGGAGAACAGGGGAAATATAATTTAATTTGTGAAGGGCATTTACACAGTATTATTCAAAAGCTTAATATTAACCAAAGAGAAGGCTATCAAACCATTAAAGATGATGCTGTAGACCATCGTAGAATGAACTGCCCTTCTTTTTTTACAGGTAATTTCTTTAGTGAATCTTTAGGCTATACTTCTGAAAGCGGATTTGTTATTACTGAGGATAATGGTAAAGGTATTCCTAATGTGTTCTATTATGCTGTTTAATATAGCTACTTTCTTTTAATGTATTAAGGCTCTCAGAAATGGGGGTCTTTTTTTATTTCTTTTTTCGCGAAAAATTAGAATAATTCAATTATTAGTTGTATATTTGTAGAATAAAAATAAAATATTTTAACTATGGATAATGAAGCCTATTTGTCGGAGAGTTGTAAAAATGAAAGTATCACTTACTTTGATACGGTTTGGGGTAAAAATATTCCTCATATAAATATAGGTTCTGAGAGTAATCCTTTTTATCTTCCACAAGAAATGTTTAAGATAACAGATGAGCACAGAAAATATTTGGTTAGAAATTTAAAGAAATTATAATTATGAAAAACAATAAAGGATTATTTGTAAAAGACCCTCAGAAATGGAGAGTTCCTAGAAAGTTAAAAAAGAAAATACCTAAAAATACACACTATTGTTATACTCCCACTTCAGAACCTGGAATAATGGAAGACGGTAAATGGGGCTATGCTATTAAACTCTGTGGTTTTTATGTCTATAGGAAATTAAAGGATTTAAAACCTGATTATTTAGATGCAGAAGATTTAATTAAATATGGTGAGGAGAGAGTCGGGTGTTGTAGTCTTCTTAAATGTGAGATAGATGATTGTTGCAAAAATTGTGGAATTAGATACTAAGAATTATGAAAGAAGTATATTTAGTTAAATGGTCAAGTGGTAGCTATGATGACTATACGGAAAATAATTTAAAAACTGTCTTTTTATCTCTTTCTTCTGCCGAAAAAGCTAAAGAAGATTTGGAGACTTATAATAATACAGAAGAGCCTTTTCCTTTTGAAGCAATTTATGACGTGGAAATTTTTGAAGAATTATTATATTCAGATAAACTAACTACAGAAGATATAAATTTATATGATAAGTGGCGAGATGAAAAATATCAAAAAGAAGATTTTAATGGAGCGTGGATTGAAACATTAACACTAGAAGAATAGATTATGACACACAAATGGCACAAAATCTATAAGAAATACGGCTTACACAGCTTACCAAAACTAAATAAAACTGTTGAGATTTTAGTAGATAAAAGTGTTTATAAAGCTAAGTTAGTTATGGAAGATATTCCTTGTATGACTTTGGATGAACAGCTTTATTGGGAAATTGAGAATTTAGGAAGTTTTTGTTTAATTACGCCAGATTTTTGGCGGGAGATAGATAATTATGGAATGGATTAAGGATACTCGTTATACTAATGTTTATTATATCTCTAAACAATTTAATGGCTTTCAGTATAATGCCATTATGACTTTAGAAGAAACTGATAAATCTGTTAAGTGCTATTTTAGTGCTTCATCAGGTAAGAAGCGTAAAGAGTTTGAGATATTTGAAGATAAGGATTCTAAATCATTTGGAGGGATTAAAGCTTTGTTTTGGCTTAGAGACTGTCTAGTTAATTTTCCAACTTTTTTCGCGCCAAAATTATATGGAAGAAATTTATACCTGTGTGTAGCTTGGTCGGACAACAGAAGAAGAAATATTTATCAAAGACTTGAAAAAGAAGGTTTTGTTTTTATGAGAGAATATAGAAGTAAAATATTAATGAAGAAAATAGAATTATGATAGAACTTAAAGACGGTATTAACTACCACAACTTCCTTTTAGATATTAAGAGTAAGGAGTGGTTCAAACGGCAGAAAGAAGAAACAATAGGTCAATGGCTTAAAAGAACAGCTTATCAAGGTAATGGATTTCCTAAAAGAGATGGTACAAATGATAGCTTTAAAATTGCTGTTTCTATTTTATCTTTTTTGCGCGAAAATAAAATTGAAAAAGAGACATTTGAAGACTTAGTTGGATTTGAAGTAGATTTACACGGACAATTTGATTATCCAATATCTCAGATTAGAAAAATAGAATTAATTATAAATAAAAAATTAGTATGAAAAAATTATTATTACTTGGAATTTGCTGTTTATTTTTTAGTTGCGGCAAAAAAGAAGAATCAAAATACCCTATTGAAGTACTTATCTTTGCAACAAATGAATATGGACATACTTTTGAAGTAGACTCTATACAAGGAAAGTTTGCCTTTAAAGATGGCAGGAAAATAGAATTAAAAAATGTTGGATATATTAAATTTAAATAAAATGAAACACGGAAAGGAACACGGAGCTTTCAAAGATAGAACAGGAGAAAAATATACTACAAATGAGGGTTATGAAATTGAAATTATTGAATATTTTAATAAAAATAACTGTACTATTGAATTTGATGAAGGTACAATTTTAAAAAATATACAACTAAGTAATATCACAGCAGGTGGTGTAAAAAATCCACTAAAAAGGACAGCTTTTGGCATAGGATATCTTGGAATTGGTGAGTATAAGGTAAAGTATAAAGGACGTACGAGAAAAGAGTATTATTTATGGAGAAGTATGCTGGAAAGATGCTATAAAAGAGATAGAACTATTAGAAATATGACATATTCGGATATAATTGTTTGTGATGAATGGTGCAATTTCCAAAACTTTGCAAAGTGGTTTGAAAATAATTATGTTGAAAAATTTGAACTTGATAAGGATATACTTTGCCCTGATTGTAAGGTATATAGCCCTGAAAATTGTTGCTTTATTCCACAAGAGATAAATAAACTATTTAATACTAGTGGTAAAACAAGAGGTATATATCCTATTGGAGTCACTAAATCACCTACTGGTAAGTTTATTGCTAAGATTTCTATATTGGGGGAACGACTTCATTTAGGTTCTTATAATACACCCGAAGAAGCTTTCCAAGCATATAAAATCTCAAAAGAAAAACACATTAAAGAAGTTGCAGACAAATGGAAACATATTATAAAATTAGAAATCTACGAAGCAATGTATAACTACAAGGTTGGAATAACTGATTAAAGATAAATAATATGAAAAAACCGATATTTTTGGAAAACGAGTACCAATATGACTTAGAAGTAATAGACAACATATGCACTCTCTATTACAGTAACAATGAATGCTGGCAAAGTAATATAAGAAACACCATTACATTACAATTAGTGAACACAGGCAATGGTTTTAAAGTCATTGGCTTAGAAAAGAAACATAGACTAAATTATTCGGAAGCTCAAGAACTGTATATTTTATTATCTGCTATAAAAGATAGTAAGATTGAGATAGTAGAATTGAAAAAGGAATTATGATAACGTATTCAAAATTAGCAGATAAGTTTATAGATAAAGGTTATCTTATGGAACTTCATTATCTTGTAATACCACCACCATTATTTCAATCTGGTAAATTACTAGGAACAGAAGAAGAGCAGAAAAGGAAGTTTAGTATAATCGTTGAGGAAGTATATGGAGAAGGATGGGACGATTGGAATACTTGGATAGATTACCAAAATTATAAATAAAAGATAAGCCTGACGATTAATTTTCATCAGGCTTTTTAGTTTCTTGTATTTTTATCCATTTACCATAGCAATACTTGTAACAAGGTTCTTCTGTTTCTTCTTTCATTTTTATTGCGGAATTTCCATATAACCTATTACACTCCAATCAATATTTTCTACATTGTCCATCTCATCATCTAGCCACTCTCCATCAACATAAGAGGCAAAAGAAACAACAGTGGTTTTAGTATGTTTTCTCTGTTCTTTGACTAAAACATCGTTACTATGTGGTGGAGTACCCTTAATCCACTTTGGACTGTATATTTCTTTAGCTACTTCAAATCCTCTGCTAAAATCTAATCTACTCTGTGTTACTTCTGGCACGTACATAGGTTCGTCTTTATCTTCTTGATATAAGTAGTCTATATAGTCTTCTATTAATTCTTCTTTTGTTTTCATTTTAATTTATTTTGTAATTCAAGTAAAGCTTCTATTTTAGCTTCTAAGGTTGCAATTTTATCTTCATTTAGTGTTTTATCTAATTTTATTCTTTGTTCATTAGAAAGGTCAGAACGGTACTTATTTAAGATATCCAATAATATTTTATCTATTAATTTTTTATGCACCGAAAAACCTTCTAAAAAAGCCTCTTTTGCATAATCATTTTCCCAGGACAACCCTTCTCTACTACAGAAATCATCTGCTATTTTATTCTTCATACCTTATTTGAATTGTGCCTATATTTATAAGCTCATTTAACGAATTATGTAAATTATCTTCTTCTTGATAAAAACCTCTCCATTCTGGAATAGTGTCCTTCAAGGAGTGTATTAAGGCGTTCTTAGCGTGTCCCTCTTTTCCCCAAACGTATTTACCGCTATTCATAACCAACAACTCTCCATCAAAATAAATCCTCCACCCAGATATACTTTTTATCTTTTGTGTTTGTAGTTGTTTTAATATCTTATTTTTCATTATAATTCAAATTTATCACAGATTTTACTCTTTAATGTAAGAGGTTCTTCTGTTAGGTTACATTTATGTAGAACTCTTCTTCCTTTGCTGTATCTTTTGAAGTTTTTGCAATGCTTGCACTTAGCGTCGTAGAATATTTCTACTCTTATTGCTCTATTCTCTTCCATATTGAATTATTTTAATTTTTATTCCTTTCTTTTCGGCGAACTTAATTGTTGAAGCAGTTCCATTTGAACCCGTTGTTATTGCGATTAGATATTGTGAAGCTTCTACTATTTGTTTATTTCTTATGTGTGTTGCTCCTTTTCCGTATTGTTTGTAATCGGGTAAATAAATTTCTGTTTTTAATCCTTTTTCGGCGGCGTACAGCTCAGATATTCTATCAATTCCAACACAACCTCCACTTACAAGTACAACTTCATATTCTTCTAAAAGTCGCGCCAAATAAAAATCTAAAGAAGAAAAAACAAATTCCCTGTCATTTATTTCACGACTACCCACTACACCGACTTTGATTACAGACATAAGAGTAATTTAATTTTATTTTCGCAATACTCTATTATTGAGTCTAAATCTTCCCTAGTTCCAACTTTTTCTCTGTGCTCAAATGCCATTTTTCTATATTCTAATAGTTCTCTTAACGGATTTGGATATTCACTATAATCTGCTCCAATAATTTGCTGTACTTTGTACAAATCTTTACTTATGTTACTCATAATTAATCAGTTATTTCTACTTGGTAATTGTACATTGCTTGGTAACATCTTTCTGTAATACACCCTTTCCATTTATCTGCAAGCTCTTTAATATAAGCTTCTTTATGTTCTTTATAAAATAAAAACGCTTCTGTAGAAGTATCAAACTTTTTTCTTATTCTACTGTTTCCACAAGAAATTCCCGCCTCAAACTTATTTTGACTTTTTGATACTCCTATTGGTAGATTTCCCCTTCTTTTATCAGCTCTGACAAAACAAAAATTAATCTCTGGAGGTACTAATTCACAAGTTTCAGGTGAATATACTTTATTTCCTTTTACCAAAATATCTTTATCTAGATGAAATCCTAACATAGTTACAGGGTTATAAATTTTTTCAAACCAATCTACAAAGTTTTCAAAATTGTGCCACTCTTTGCAAACACTAACACCTAAATAACTGGGACTCTCGATTTCTTGGTTCTTACTATAACATCTATCCATCATACCTCCCCACTTATCGTATATTAAAGAGTTTACTTTACTATGGGCATATTTACCTAAATAACCTACACCATTAACTGAGCGATGTAGGGGATTTTTAACTGCGCCTTTCCTAAGACTGTGCAAAGTAACATTTCTTAACATATTCTGTTCTGAGAATCTAATAGTTAAATTCCTACTATTAAAATATTCTATTATTTCTACTTCATATCCCTCATTGGTCATATACTTTGTACCTATCTCGTTGAAAGGTTTCCACGTTGCACCCCTAAGTATATCAAAATATGGAACTTTTTCTTTAATTACACCATCTTCATATTGTATGGTGCAATTACTAGACCCAAAAATATCTATAATTTTAAAAGGATATCCTTGATTATTTGTGTGGATTTCTCCAATATGAAATTTTGGATTCTTAATACTCCCCTTACTAAATGCAGCATATTCTTTTTTAGCTACGATTGTTCCGCAAGAGAATTGAATAGTTAAATTTTGTGCCCCGTGATATTCTATTATTTCCATTGGGCAACCTTGATAATTTATATTCTTTTCTCCAATTCTATCTGTATTTTTTCCCATATTTATTTATTTATTTTGATGTAAATTTAAAATAAAAAATCCACACTACAAAATATAATGTGGATTAATTTTAAAAATATTGTGTTTTTACTTTTCTTCACCAAACAGATAGGATAGTGCCACCACTTTCTCAGTGTCTTCGTTAAAGAATTTATAGCTCTTAGTCTCCTCTTCTATATTCCCTAATCTACGTATATCCTTCATAAACGGGACTAGCTTATTAATTTTTCGCCACGATTCCGTTTCACCCTTATATTTTCCCCTTTCAATGATGTCTGAGCTAAAAATTTCATACGAAGTTGCTATTTCCTGCATTGTTGTTAATGAAACTACTGGGGATTTTAGCTTTCCAATATATTGTAGACCAATTGCTGAAGTGGATGAAGCTACCTCATTAGTTGTTCTCACGTTAAAATATATAGCTAAATCAAGTAATTCATTTGCTAATGTATCATCATCGTCATCTCCACGAAGCTGAGATAATAAGAGTCCAATTAAAAACATTCCATTCACAACTGCAATTTCTGCTCCTGTTCTAGCAAGATTTTCTCTTTGATTTTTTAACTTGTCCAAATCTATGTTTCCATCTTCGTCTTTTAGGTTCATACCATTCCAAACATTTTTTACGTGCTCTAAATAGCTTGCTCCGTTTCTTTTACTTGCTCCTGTAGTGATATCCTTTATGAATCTTCCTGCTGTTTGCCAGTTCCCTTCTTCCCAAGCCCCTGTAGCTAAATTTAAATGTCCACTTTTAAACTTTTTAGCCGTTGCTATTAATAACCATCCAGAGTGTTGTAATAATAAATTAGAAAGTGAGTTTCTTGCTAAAATAGACTTTTCCTCATCTGGTATTGCCATATCTACATCTTGAACTGCTGTCTTTACCCTTGTTGATATTCCTATATGAACTTGGTCTAAGTATTTATTTAGCTGTTCTTGGTCTGTTATGTTTAATTTTTTGGCGGCATTTGCTAGGTTCATAGAGTACACTCCATTAGTTGTCTTCATAGCGTCA